CTCCGCGCCGAGCTCGCCGACATCCGCACCCGTCTCGACGGCCACCCAGACTCCAGGCTCGACGGTGAGGGTGGACTTGCTGCGGCGACGATGCGGGAGTTACGAAGGCTTGGGGATGTGGTGGAGAGGCTGGTGAGCAAGTAATGAACGAGCGCGAAGCAAAACAAGAGCGCAAGTCGCATCTCACCGACGCAGAATTTAGTATCAAGGAAGCGCAGCGCTTACTTAGACTTGGAAAAGCGGCGACAGACCCACATGATCGTCTGTTCCTCGCACACGCTGCGCTCGATGAGTGGAGATGGGCGCTCAAGGAGTTAGGTAAGGCGGGAGAGTTGGGCGGGCCGGACGATTCCGTGGGTGCAAGCCGTGCGCGATGACTTGCTCACTGTCGCACAGGCCGCCGAGCGGATCGGGTGCTCGGTCTCCTGGCTCGCGCACCGAGCCGACGATGGACCGCGGAGGTTGCGGATCGCCGGCCGGGTACGCTATCGAACGGCCGATGTCGACGCCTGGATCGACACTCAGGAGGACACCGCATGTCGTTGTATCGACGCCCCGGATCACGCCGCTGGTGGTACCGCTTTACCGTCGCAGGCAAGGAGCACCGCGGTTCCGCTCGCACGACAGATCGGCGACAGGCTACGACAGAGGAGCGCCGCAAACGGGCTGACGCAGAAGCGGCCGCACCGCGCTGCCGGCGGGGAGCCATAGACGTGGCAAGGCTTGCAGAGTGGGATGTCGAGCGTGCCGTGGCCGAAGGCGTAGCCGAGTCGCGAGCACAGACGCTCGAGTGGGTCTGGGCGCCGCTTGCCGATCACTTCGGCGACAAGCCCGTCCAGCAGATCGACGAGGTGGCGATCACGCGCTACGTGGCCGCGCGCCGCGAGGCTGGCGTGCGTGGTCAGACGATCCGCCGCGAGGCGCAGGCGCTAGTCCGCGCGCTCGGGTTGGCTCGCCAGCGCGGCCACATCGGTCGTGTGCCGGCGCGACCGAAGATCCGCAGCGACGCCCCGCTCGAGTCGGCCCGCGGCCAACTGCATCCACCAGAGGTACTCGCCGTATGGCTCGCCGAGCTCCACCAGGACGCCCGCGACGAGGTCGAGCTCTGCCTCCGTACCGGGCTCCGCGCCGCCGAGCTCAAGCGCGTGCGCGCCTCATGGGTCGAGCCCGCCCCGGCCGGGAGCGCCACGCGCTACGTGCTCCGGGTGCCGGCGGGTGACGCCAAAACGCGGCGCGAGCGCGTGATCGGGCTCACCGACGCTGCGGCTGAGATCATCCGTCGCCGCGTCGAGGCCGACCCCGAGGCCGAGCATGTTCTGGCGCAGGGCACGCACAGGCGAGCATACCGCGAGGCGGCCGAGAGGATCGGCTACGGCAAGAGGATCAAGCTGCGAGACCTGCGGCACACGTTCGCGACGCTCGCAGTCGCCGGCAGCGGCGACCCATGGGCGGCGCTCGAGAGCCTCGGGCATCGAGATCTACGGACGACAAGTCTCTACCAGCACAGCACCGAAGCGCGCGCCGCCGCGACTGCCGCCGCAGCGGAGCGGCTCCTACTCGGCACAGGTGACTCGGCACAGGTGCCGCAAGTGCGTGGGCGGACTCGGGATCGAACCGAGGACCCCCGGCTTGTAAGGCGAGCGGACCACATCCAGGGTGATGCAAGTAGCTGTCCCGCATGTCAAGCGTGCGCTGCCGATCACGCCGAAGTGCAGGCCGACGCACCATGTGGTCGGCACATGCACTCGGCACAGGTGATTCCGTTCCGGCGACGGAGCCGCTACTCGCCGCCGAGTATCTTGCTCGACGTGGATTTCGCCGCCTCTTCCACCCAAAAGGAAGCCAAATGATCACGACCGAACTGACGCCAGGCATGTCCGTCGCCGTCTACAGTGGCGGCTGGGACAGCGGCCTGAGCGCGATACGCAAGATTGAGCGCGTCACAAAGCGCTTCATCGAGCTGAGCGACGGATCGAAGTGGACGCACTACGGCAGCACATACCCGCGTCAATCTGGCTGGAGTCGATCTTGGATCGAGGTCGCTACGCTGGAGCACGAGCACGAGCTAGAGCGCAAGAGATGCCTGGCCCGCGTGCGCGCGTGGACACGCGAGGGCATGGACAAGGCCTCGCTCGAGACGCTCCGTGCCGTGGCCGAGATCGTGGACCACGCACCAAAGGCCGCCGCCCCATGACCTGCGCCCACTGTGCAGTGAGACGCGAGCCTGGCACCGATGGCAACCCGTCGAAGCTGCGCATCTACGGCGTGACGAAGGCGGGGAAAGAGCTGCTCGGCAGACCAGATCCGCCTGGGGATTGGGAGGTGTGGGGATGAACATGACTCGTATTGATTTCCACGCGACCGGGCATGCCATCAACCGCCCAATGCGCAAGGCCGGCGACGTCGCGATAGACGTGCTCCTGTGCGCTCTAGCGTGGGAGCCGAACGTTTGCCTGATTGGCAATGTCATGGCCAGCGAAATCGCTGCCCTCGCCGCCTCGACGATGACCACCTGTCCGAAGTGCGGCGCCGAGGCATGGGTCAACATCGACTGCGACCTGTGCACCATCTGCTCGGCGCTGGAGTTAGGAGAGATGCCGTGATCGACCGCCGTACCTTCGTCAGCACCGAGACGCTGCACCTGACCCGATTCCTCGACGTGGAGCACCTAGTCGGCTGGCGCCGGTCGTACCGCTGCGAGTGCGGCTTCACCTGCTACGACCCGGGCGGGATCTGGGACCACGCGCAGGCGTGCGGACAGCAGCGCGGACAGCTCGGCCACAACCCAACGCCGACGCACGCCAATAGCAGAGCGTGCGAGGGCTACGCACCGACCCAGGACGGAGGGAGATGAGATGATCAAGATCTACGGAGCAAGCGACGATTTGATCGAGGTCGAGGGCGACATCAGCGAGGAATTCAACCCGGGCGATGACGATGCGTCCATACTCGCCCTCAGCGACGGAACCGTGCTGCGCGTGCGCTACGATGGCGATGGCTGTTGGCGCGTGGAGCGCATGGTCACCGGCTCGGCAGCGTACACGCATGAGTCCGCCGAGGGCCCGGACACGGATCGTTACTCGGACGTGGCGACGCTCGAGGGCGACATCCGATGGTGCGTGCGTGGGGACAAGATGGTGCGCGCGAATGGAGGGAGATGAGATGATTTCGTTCGACAAGATCAAGCCCGGTGACGTGCTCTACGACGTGCACCGCACGAAGATGGGCAACACGCGGATGTCGCGGCTCGGATGCTGGACCGTCAGAATCATCCGGCTCGAGGATCACGACTCCATCCTCGGTCCGTTACGCGGGGCTGTGGTTAGCTGGAACAGCAATAGTGAGCAGTGGTGGCCGCAGTGCCGCATCGCGAAGCTGCGCCGGTCGCCACCGAAGTCCGACCCCCTCACCCCGGGGAGGCGGTGATGCAGTCCATCTACGAGCCCAAGGGCAAGGCGCTCGAATACTGCGAGCGCGCCGTCAACCTCTACCGCGGCTGCGGCCACGGGTGCCTGTACTGCTACGCCCCGCGCGCGCTGCACATGCACCGCGATGCGTTCGACGAGCAGGGGCCGCGCCCGGGCGTGCTCGAGTCGCTAGTCAAGGAGGCGCCACGCCACGCCGGCCGCGAGGTCCTGCTGTGCTTCACCACCGACCCCTACGGGCCGGGCAGCGACGGCACCACGCGCGAGGCCATCGACATCATCCAGCGCGCCAGGTGCCGCGTGGTCATCCTCACCAAAAGCGGCGAGCGCAGCATGCGCGACCTCGACATGCTGCGGCCTGGGATCGACCGGTACGGCGCTACACTGACGTTCGCAATGGCGAGCGACTCCCGGAAGTGGGAACCGCACGCGGCCTTACCACACGAGCGTCTGATCGCGCTCGCCGAAGCGCACGCGCGCGGCATCGAGACCTGGGCGAGCCTCGAGCCTGTGATCGACCCAGAGCAGACGCTCGAACTCATCCGGCGCGCCAAGGGCTACGTCGACGTGTTCAAGATCGGCCGCTGGAACCACGACGCTCGGGCTCGCGAGATCGACTGGCCGCGGTTCGCTCGCGATGCGGTGGACCTCTGCGAGGCGACGGGCCGGCGCTACGTGCTCAAGGCCGACCTGCGGAAGGTATTGGAGGCGCCACATGACTAACTCTGAGTGGCTCGAAATCACAGTCCGCCTCCCCGTGGGCGCAATCGAGGACGCCGCCCGCCGCGCCCTCGACGCGGAGCTGCACGTGGGTAGCGGCCACAGCGACGGCGCCATGGCCGCCGCAGTCCGCTCCCAAGTGCGGCGCGCTGTCGAGCGACTGGCTGAGGAGGAGTGGGTGCGCGAGCTCGTCGACGGTGCGGTGCGGTCGGCCGTGGCGAGCGTGGCCGGCGGCGAGGCTGTCGACGTGGTCAAGCGCGCGGCGAGGATGAGAGCGAGGCAGCTCACGCTGGGAGGTGGCCCATGACCCGCCGCACCCGCAAGACCCAGGACCAGCCGCCGGCAGTCACAGTAGCCCTCGCCGTGCTCCGCACCCGCTGGGCCGCAGGGCACACTCACGGCTGCTGCTGCCACGGACGGCCTGGGGTAGGGTGCGCGGAGTTGCGGAGGATAGTGCTGGGGGCAGGGGGATGGATGGATCTGCAGGAGGACGCATGCCCAGCGTGACGCAACACATCTGGCACGACTGCGGCGAGCCAGACTGTCAGCGGCCGATTGAATCCACCGACGACCTGTGCACGCTCTGCGGTGCACCCTGCGGCAACGTTGGCATACTCTCATCGCTGGCATTCGGCAGCAGCTTCTCCGACTTCCGCGACCTCGCTGTGCCGGCATCGTCTCACATCTGCCGCGCCTGCGTCTGGACGATGCGCGGCAAGCCGCCAAACACGCTGCGATCATGGTCCGTGCTTTGGCGCTCTGACGGCCAGTGCCCGCCGAGTCGCGGACCCATCGGTGGGCCGTGTGTCTACGCGACGAACAAGGCCGATGTCGCCCACTTGCTTTCCGTTCTGCTCAGCCCTCCGTCATGCCAGTGGGCAATGGCTATCGCGGACAGCGGCCAGATTCACACGCTGCCGTTCGCGCCGATCAACCTGCCGGCCGGACAGCAGTGGCAGATCCGATACGAGCGGAACGACGTGCGGATGCGCGCCGCAGAATTCCGCGCGCTGTGGGGCGCAGCACGATCGCTCTACATCGCTGGCTACTCGCGCAACGACATCTTCACCGGCTGCCCCCTACCCTCGACGCTACACAAGTGGGGCATCGCCACGTGGCGTGAGTACGCGCCGGTGCTGCAGCCGTACCATAACAGCAAGCAACTGGAGCTCGTGGTGAGCTTCCTCCGAAAGGATATGCGAGATGACGGACGAGCAACTGACGGACCTGGCGGTCGATCTGATATTGGCAATGATGCGGTCGGTACCGCAGGACACGATCCGGGCGCTGGACTGGTGGCCGAGGGCGCGGGCGGCAATGGTAAGCGCGGCGAACCGGGCCGAGACGGTGGGCCGGTTCACGAGCGAGATGGCGCGCAAGCTCCAGATCCCGGCGGTCACCAACGACACAGCCAACTATCTCTCTTCGCTCAGTGAGGCGCTGGTCGAGCGGGCGACGTTCAAGCGCTTCCGTCACCTCTGCAGGCGCGATGCGGTCTACATCGTGGCGATGGCACAGGCGAAGCGAGACGAGCAGAGGAAGTCCAAGAAGGTGCTCCGCAAGGAACTCGACGAACTCACCCACCAAGAGGAGGCATAGTATGGTTGCAACAGCAGAGCAGGTCACCAGGCAGTCAGGCAGATTGAGCTTCATCGCCACGGCGCTTGACGCGCTCCATCACGGGGCTGGCACTGAGGGCAACACGGCGCTCTTGCGGGTGCAGGAGATCACGACGCCAGACGGCGAGGATGAGGAGGTGCCATTCATTAGTGGCAACAGTTTCAAGCACACCATCCGCGAGGCTGGTGTCGATCACGCGCTTACTGCGATGGGCGTTGCGGATGGCTCGCTCACCAAGCCGGTAGTTGACCTTCTGTTCTCCGGCGGCCACTTGAGCAAGAGCGGCAGCGCGGTCAACCTCAGCAAGGCCCGTGCGCTCGCGGAGCTGTTCCCCATCCTCGGCGTGTGCGGCTACAGCGCCGGCAACTACATGGCACACAGCAAGCTCAGCGTCGACAACATCCACCTCGTCTGCGAGGAGAACGCCTGGCGCCTACCAATAGACGCACAGGAATTGCCGCATGCGCGCCGTCGCTCCGGCATCTTCCGAGGCGAGACGTTCGGAACGCGCCACGAGGCCAGTCGCTCACCCCATGTCGCGCGTTTGCTGCCGAACGCCGAGCGACTGAAGCTCGAGGGCAAGGTCAGCGAGTCTCTCGAGGCCGAGGCACGTACGAAGATGGAGGGTACATCCCAGATGATCTACGACAGCGAGATCATCAAGCCCGGGGCGAAGCTCTGGGGCGGGCTCTACTACCGTGACCTCGACCTGATGGAACTCGCCGCGTTGAAGGCCTCGCTCTCGCATGCGGCACAGGACCAGGCCGGTGACGGCGGGTTGATTTACTACCTCGGAGCGAAGCGCAGCATCGGCCTCGGACGTGTCTCGATGCAGTGGTCGGGGCAGATCCGCGGCATCATCGCACCCGCCATGGCGGCCGACAAGAGCCTCGTCCCGGCCGCTGGTGCGTCTTGGGATGGCGCTTACGTGGCGCACCTGCGCGAGCGGCGGGAGGAGATCCTGGCGGCGCTACAGGGGGCGGCGGGATGAGCGCACACGAGTCACTACTCGTCACAGCCAGACTCAGCGAACCGGTCGTCCATTTCGACGACGGCATGCACCTCGATGGCATCGTGGCATGGGCAGCATACCGCGACCTCACCGAAGAGCAGCGGTGGGAGTTGCCGCCGATCAACACGGCGTGGGCGGTTGACTTCCCGCTGCCAATCGCTCGGTGGTCCGTCGAGGCGGACATACCGCCCGGCGTCGACGACAGATTGCGCGACGAGAGCGGTCGTGTGTGGGGCTGGATGGCTACGCGGGCGCTGGCTGTGTGGCGCAAGCGCAGCGTGTTCGAGGTGCGCAAGCGCATCGCCGGTGAGCAGATGACGCGGTACACGGACGCGGTCTCGGTCAACGCCGGGTGCGGCCCAGCGAAGGCGTACGACCTCAAACTACCCACGTCGTTCGCGCACGAGGTGCGGTGGTTCTGCATCGGCGACAAGGACGAGTTGCTGCGACTCCTGCAGACGCACGTCCTGGGAATCGGCAAGCACTGCGCGAAGGGCCAGGGGCGCGTCATGCGGTGGGCGGTCGAGCCGGCTGACGTGTCCGCCGAATGGGTCATGTCGCAGCGTCGCATGCCCTGCCGCGAGTCGGAGGCACAGAGCATCGCGAGCATCCGACCTCCGTACCATCACGTGAGCCGGCACACCTATGCACGCGACCCTGACCTGTCGGAGCCGGTCATCCATCCGGTGACCGGGGAGGTACTCGCCGCATGATTGACATCACCTGCGCCTACCGCATCGCACGCAGGCAAGCCCGTCGCGTGGTGCCTCGCGCCATGCGGCACTGGCGGGCGGACGTGGCGCAGGAGGTAATGGCCTCGTTCGTCGTTGCGCATGCCAGGTTCGGCGCTCCACCGACTGCGTTCTGGGGTAGGCGCTATGCGGTGTCTGCGGCGCGTAGGATTTTCGGTGGAGTCAGTAACCGGTGGAGGCGGTCACGGGAGTTGCACGCATGGATGGCGAGAGAGCCCGCCGTTGACGCACCTCATGAGTTGGCCGCGCTGTGCGCGTGGAGGGCACGAGTGGCATGGACCGCGATGGCGCCGCATCAGCGTGCAGCGCTCGTGCACGTAGTGTACTCTGTCGACAAGAGTGATGCGGCCAGGATCTTCGGTGTATGTGATGCCGGGAACAACTTTGCGCGATCACTGCAGCGGGCGCTCGGCCGGATTGACTCACCTCCGGGTGCGCTCAAGCCGACGTGCAATATACCACGGAGAGCTGTATGATCACTGGCCGCTGGTTCATCACACCACATGCGGTGCGACGCTACGTCGAGCGCGTCGACCCACTAGCGAACTACGAGCAAGCACTGGCTGAACTCGTTCGTTGCAGCGAGCGAGCGCGGAGGGTAAAGGAGATCGAACCTGGGGTGTGGCTTTACCGCGAAGGCCGGCCACGACGGCTGCGGTTCCGTGTGGCCGAGAATGGGAACGGCGCACCGCAGCTCATGACGGTGCTCGCGGGACACGACAAGTGGTGGCCACGATGCCCTTGATTCAGAGTCGGCGTCACACGCACGCGGACATCGCGGAGTGGACAAGGCTGGAGCGTCAAGATCGTGCTCTGGCACACAGCGCGCGTATGGGTCGGCTTATCTCACGAGCTCTGGACGTTTTGGCTGCATTCCGCGCCCAGCATCCGGACGCTGTCGTGATGGCGAGTTGGGGTAAGGACTCAGTGGTTATGGCCCACCTTGCCTGGGTCGCGGGCTGTCGCAAGATGGTGCATACGCTATTCGGCCGACTGAGTAACCCGGACAACGTCCGCGTCCGCGATGCGTTCCTGCTCCGCTATCCGTACGAGTACATGGAGATTGAATGCGGCTGCGACTGCCCGGCAGACGTGCCGTGCGCGTGCTCAGACAGACTCATGCGCGAGGCCATCGGTACATCATACATGCAGACCCCGCGCGTGAGCGGGATCCGCGCCGATGAGTCGAGCGCGCGTCGCATGCGCGTGCGTCGGTGGGGAGAGACGAGCAACATTGCCTGCGCCCCGCTTGCGCACTGGACGATCCTCGATGTGTTCGCCTATCTCGCACGCGAGGATCTTCCGATCCACCCCGTATATGCTATGTCATACGGCGGATCTCTCCCTCGCGAGCGCCTGCGTGTCGATCACATCGGTGGCGAACCCGGAGCGGGCTTCGGACGCCGTGAGTGGGAGAGGAAATACTATGGAGACGTGGTGCGGAGGGTGGCGCTTGACGCTAGATGGTAGCGTGCGATACAGGAGGATCCATGCGACTGATAGCAATTCTGATTCTGCTGGCGGTGGGATGCAACAAGGCGGCGGAGTTTGACGGCGACCACGACACCGGCACCTACCGCGACGCGTACGGCCAGATGTTCGCGGTCGACGGCCGCATGTGCGACTGCTCGCACCGGGACGGGCGGTGGACCTGCTACGACGACGCTGACCCGAGGGACGACGGGCGGATACGGCGGTGCGTGGAGACCGCGACGATGGCAGATGATAGTATGATTCCAGCCTCCGCTGTCGGCGGCCCAGAATACTCAGTACTGCCATGGAGTGCTGCCGAGATTGGCCGGCTCGCATGCGCGCACAAGATCGTCGAGCTATGCGTGGTCATCGACGGCCAGCGCCACCGCTGCGAGACCGTGCATGGCGCTACGAGGGAGTGGTGCGACGCTCAGGCGTCGCCACCTCCAGCCAAGCATGCGCCCCGACCGCCCCGTCCGTGATCTCCTCTATAACGACCGCCTCTCGGAGCGTGGCCGGCGCCTGTCCGTGCAGGAGCCGGTGGACGCGGTAGGCGCTGCACCCGAGCTGCCCGGCGAGCCCGGCCCTCGACCGCCCGTCACCGGCGAGCCAGTCTGCCAGTGCCGCCGCCCCTCTCGTGCTCGGCCGCACCACGGCCCGGCGTCCCGAGCCCGGCTTGCGCGGCGCCCTGTCCGGCCCTCGCTGCCCCCGCTTGCGCCCTGTCGGTTTGCGTCCCATGCTGTAACTGTACGCCTTTCTTGCGATTTTAGCAACGTAAAAAAAGCGACATGGGTGCAATCTTTTTTCTTGCGTTATTCGTCAGACGTGCTACATTACCACCATGACGACGCACACCACCACGGAGACGACGATGACCAGCAAGACCTACCGAGCAGCGATCAGCCAGTACCACGCCGGACAGCACATCGAGACCACGGCCGGCGCCGTCCGCCAGGGCCGCTCCCTGGTCGTCTGGATCGAGCGCCTCGACCGCAGCGACATGACCCGCACCCGCGATGAGCGCCGGTGCCGCGACATCGCAGGCGCCGAGCGCTGGATCCAGGCCCAGGGCGTCCGCCTCGACGGGCAGGGGTTCTACATCGTAGCCGCCTGACGAGTCCCTCGGCCGGGACGAAACGGGCGCAGGCCCGTCGCGGTAGCCGACAGACATCACAGCCGCCACGGCGGCACAGAGGGGAAGACGATGACCAGCAAGACCACGACATGCACCCGCTGCCACCGCGCGATCACCGACGAAGAGATCGCCCTCCACTGGCCGGTGCAGACTGAGGGCGGGGCCATCTGCCCGGACTGCTACGGCGACGAGGCATACTGCGCCTGCGGCGCCCTGCTGGACGCGACAGACGATACATCGACTTGTCCGGAGTGCGCGTCGTCGGACGATCCGGACGGCTGGCGCACCCTGCCATGCGGCGGCGCGGTCCTGGTCGAGGGCGGCGAGCCGGTACGTCTCTCGGACGGCGCGACCGCGGAGACCGAGGACAGCGAGCGGCCGGACGGCGCGCTGATCCTCCAGGAGGCCAGCGAGCTACTCGGCTACCCGGTCGAGATCGTCGGCGAGTGGCAGGGCGCCCAGGGCGAGCCGGACGCGACGGCGACGTGCCGGCGGGTCGAAGACGAGTCCCACCGCTGCCAGTCCGCCGAAGTCCTGGGCGGCGACGGCTGCGATTCCGAGCCCGGCGCCTGCGTCCGCGTCTGGTACGTCCGGATCCAGGACCGCGACGCGGCCGCTCAGGTCCAGCCCCGCGGGGCCGGCTACTGGCGAGAGGCATGGCTCTGCCCCGACTGTCTCGAGTCAGTCGAGGACGACGAATGGATCGAGGTCGCCACCACCACCACCACCACCGCCGCCTACACCACCCGCTATCATGGCGCCCCATGCGCCCCGGGCGGCGAGGCTGGCGACAGCGTAGGGTCGCTCGCTGATGCCGATCTGCTGGCTCGGCGTACCCTGCATCATGGGCAGCGGCTCAGCGTGTACGACTCCGCAGGCGCCGAGGTTGCGCGCTGGGCCTGCACAGCTGGCGAGGTTGATCGAGTCGAGATCTGAGCCCCCACCCTCGCCTCGCGCCCCAGCTACGGCCGGAGCGCGCACGAGCGCTGGAGCTCACGGAGGAGGATGCTATGTGCGACCACGCCCGGACCACGACGATCTCAGAGCCCCGACCCTTCAGCCACCCTGTGGCGCGCGCCCCGTACACGGACGAGGTCGCCGCGGCGCACGGCGGGATCGAAGTCACCGAGCAGTGCGTCGGTTGCGGCGCACGCCGGCAGGTGCTGCGCAATCAGCGATACGAGGAGGTCGGCCCGTGGGGCGAGAGCCAACACGCCCGCGATGAGGCCGCGAGCCGGGCATGGCTGGAGACCGTACGTGCCCGTCGCGAGTGCGCGGCCATGCGCGAGACCGTACTGATCGACGGCATCGAGGTCCGACTGTCGATCGACGAGGAGGGCGGCATCGCCGCCGAGACCGCAGGACGAGTCGACGAGCTGCTGCACCGTGCCGCTGCGTCTACGTGGACCGCCGGGATCGAGGCGGCAAAGCGCCTACAGGCGGCAATCGCCGAGTATCAGAGGCTCCGCAGCAAGGCCTAGGACGCTACCACGGTCACCACCGCACCCGCAACCCGCCCAGCGCTGCAGCCTCGATCTCCCGCGTCGCCCACGAGTAGCCCGCGCGCCCCTCGGCGTAGGCTGCGAGCGCCCTGTGGACTCGCGCCTCGACTGTCAGACTCGCTCCCAGCGACTCGCGCGAGACGTAGGCGCCCAGCGTCGCCTGACCGTGGCCGGGCTGTAGCAGCTCTGCGCCGTCCAGCCCGCGCATGATCGCCGCGGTCAGGCTGACGGAGGGTTTGTTTTGGCGACCTCGGCTGCCTTGACGAGCGCTACCGCCTTGGCCTCGGCGCCCTTGACCATTGTTCGACTCACCTGGTAGCCGAGCGCGCCGAGAATGCTCGCCACAAGGCCGAGCACTTTGACGGCCCAGTGGTCGCTAGCGAGGCTATCGAGCGCACCCGACGCCATGACGGCCCCGATCACCATCGCAATGAGTGAGAGCCAGAACTCGGAAGTTTTCCACCCAGGTCGCATTGCTTTCTCCTTGCCGACTTTCGCCGGCTCAAATGGTCGCGGGTGCCCGTCCCTGCCACGGGCATGGCTGCTATCGCGCGGGTCGCCGGAGGGGTCGACAATGCGCGCTCGGGCCCGCGTCGATCACATCACGAGCCCCGTGCCCGTGAGCCAGTCTCGCTGCATCTCCTCACTCAGTCTCTGCCATCCATCCGGAAGGCTCGACGCCACCTCACGCTCGAGCGCGTCGACGGACAGATACTCCCCAGGACATACCTTTCCCGGGTCGTGACTGCCGTTGCTCAGCGACGTGTGCCCCACGATGTCGAGCCCGCCGTTGTGCACCGCGAGCCGGCGGCATACCTCACGCAGCGCCTCCCACTGTCGATCCCTGAGCGGCCTCTTACGCGTGTCGCCAACGCACGCGACGCCCCACGAGCACCCATTGTAATTGACGGCGTGCGCGCCCATCACCGACATCGGGATGAGTTGCTCCGCCGTCCCGTCGTACCTGACGAGCACATGGTACGGGCACGCACCGCCTGTGCCGAGTGCGGGCCTGGCGAATCGCCCGACAAGCGCCGGCCCGTCGAGTAGGTGGTCTGGGATCGGATATGGGTTGTCGTCCGTCTTGAGCGCGAGACTGATCCTATGGACCACCACGTACCGAACGGACGCCGGAACGAGCGCACGACGGTTGATGGCGTGACACTCGCCGATGCGGTCGACGACTCTCGGCGCCCTGCCGTGCGCGTCGTAGGTGGCTAGCGTGATCACGGTGCTCTCCCCGAGCACGCCGCGCACACGTAGCGCGTGCCCCGGCCTGCGTCGTTGCGCCACGCGTCGGCGTCGTAGGGGCGCATCTGGTTGCAGCCCGGGCACAGCCTGAGAGGGTAGGCGATCTGCTGCCCTTCGAGCGAGGCGACGCGGCGCTCGAGAGCGTCGAGGCGGCGGGCGAGGGCGTCGGTCATCTGCCGCCATGCCCCCGTTGCTGCAGCGCGTCGCGGATCGAGCGCACGTCAGCTTTGATATCGACCACGTCAGCACGCCATTGCGACCGCATCACGTCGAGCTCGACCCGGACAGCCTCGGCGCGCGTCTCTGCCCGTGTCGCCTGCTGCCCGAGCGCGACCGTTTGCGACCACAGCCAGACGACGGCCGCGACAACGAGCGGGCCGGCGATGGCTGCGACCACCTTGACAACCGATCCGTTGCCGTTGCCGTTCGCCATGTCTCCCTCACTCGGCCAGAGAGGCCGCGTCGATCTCCCCGTCAGCCCACACCTGCTGCGCCTCTACGAGTACCCGGTCCGGTGCTCCACCCTGCTGCTCGCAGTCCATCGACGCTACGACCTGAGCCCACGGGCAGGCCAGCGGCTCCAGGTCGCCCGGCCCGGTCAGGCGCACGAGATAGCCATGTCGGCAGGCATCGCCGGTTGACAGGAGCCAGCAGTCGGATACGGATTGCAGCGCTGCGAGGCAGTTGGCCGGCGACATGACCGCGAGGCACGCTTGTTTGACTGCGGCGAACGAGCCGAGGAACTTGGCGCCCGGCGTCTCGGCCGCCCACGCCTTGAGTGAGCCTGCAACGTAGGCCGGCGCCCGCACGCGGAACAGCCGCCACCCGTTGACGAGAGCGCCGAGTTGGTACGTGTAGACCACGGGGCATTGCCCGCACCCGCCCGGCTCGATCCTGCACTCGCCGCCGGAGCAGTCGCCGATCACGCGCTCGCCGTGCGCGGCTGGGACGGTGACGCCCTGCTGGAGCGCCACGAAGAAGGTGCTGTGCCATTGGCTGTCCCTGGCCCGCGCTGTCGCCGTGCACCACTCCACGCACGTGCCCGGCGGGTCGAGTGCCTGGCCAGCGTCGTGGAGGGCGAGTGTCAGGGTCGCGCCACCGGCGACTAGGATTGCGGCTGCGGCAAGGGCTTGCTGAATGCGGGTCATCGGCTCACTCGAATGTTGGAGAAACAGGCACCACCAGGAGGCTGGCCGGCCGTTGTGTTCATTCCGATCCTGAACGTGGTGATGCCGACAGGACTGCTGCGCGCTACCGCACTTGTGCCAACAGACGCGCCGCCGATGCGCTCCTCGTGCGCATCCAAGTCGTAGTTACTGCGCCATTCAAAGCGATATGATGCACCAGCAGCTAAAACCTGCGGGGCACTAGTCATATCCGTGCCACCGGGAGTAGTGACCCACAACAACCTCTCGGCGTCGGAGAAATAGCCCGATGCTCGCTGCGCTGCTATGCCATTGTCCAGGTGCCACAAGACCGCCGTTGCCGGAATGTCCGCTACGAACACCGAGACATCCATCTCCACCCTCACCGTCCCCCGCAGCTCCTCGGTGATGTCGGTGATCGGGGTCAGCGTGGGGGAGTCATACTCCACCCAGGTACCTACAGCCATGCCGGCCGATCCCAGCACAAAGTAAGCGTGGTCGGCGACCGCGGTGCCATCGAGCAGTTGCCACTCCGTACTGTTAGTCCCGGTGGTAAACTTGTTCCCTGTAGCCCCTGTGCCAATGCGAGGATTGGCCGTGCCATCACCGCGGGCCCACGCCTGAACGCGGTACTTGCGGCCCACCGTTAACGTCGTCGTCTGGTACGCGCTCCCGTTGGCACTGCTGGCATAGGTAATACGGAGAGCCTGTGTCCCATCATGCGGGTTCGCAGCGCTCTTGCTGAGCGTTGCGTTTGTCGTCGTCCACGCGCTTGTATCACCACCTTCCTGGGTAGCATCCGCCACCGCCACCGCAAGGTTGGCTGTCGTGGTGATCGCGCTGTTGGCGATGGCGTACGACAAGGCGTCTACCCCGCAGGTGTTCGCGGCGGCGGTGGTGGGGCAGTAGATCGAGGGGATGGTCGCGGTGCCGAGCAGGACTTGAACGGCGGTGACGTAGGCGTGGCCGACTCCAGCAACGCCGTCTGCCACGTCGTGCGGGTTCAGGATCGGTACTATGTTCGTACAAGTCGCGTCGTGTATCGTGTGCGCCCAGCAGTGGATCGTGGGTGCGGTGGTCAACGCGACAGAATCAACTTGATAGTTTGTCGCCCCGCCGCCGCAGGCCCCTGCCGCCTCACGAAACTGGACATCGAGCGTTTGCGCATCGTCGGCATACGCAACGACGCACAATACTACGGGATCGTCATTGCTCAAGCCGTGCGCCACGGCTTGATAGGCATCCTCCCACGCAGTGGCGTTGTCATCGGTGATCTTGCACACCGTCCTGGCATCGGCGAACGCTGTGGATGCGTGCCCGCATGTCACCACCCCCACGCCACCGTCAACACTCCACGTCGCCGCCAGGTTCTCACTCTGTAGGATCGAATTCGTGATCGACGGGTGGCTGTGATAGTCGCACCTCGCCGGATCTCCCCCGCCGGTCAGGCCGGGCGGGATCTCGCAGCCGGAGCGCAGCACGTCGTCGGCGAACTCGGTCAGTTCGCCATCCACCCAGCAGTAGGTGGGGCCGGTGTTGGTCTTGGTGGCGGTGGCGCCCGAGGCCGCGTCCGCATGCGAGCTGTCACGCAACCAGAAGCGAACGCCGGAGCCGCCGGGGCCAGCGAAGGCGTAGCCGGTGAGGGCGGCCAGCAGCCCAAGCAGGAGATAGGCGCGGCGGGTCATTCCGATGCCTGCCCGACGATGCGGCACCGCTCTACGCCGGTCACGAAGATGTAGCAGTGCACGATGTCCACCTCGTCCTCGCCGGTGCTCAGCGTCGGCGCAGATCCGTAGTCCCAATCGACGGTGGCCGGCCAGGTGATCGCCCGGGCCGTCGCCGCCTGTGTGATCTCCAAGGCGAGTTGCCGGCCGGCCGCGGCGCCTGCCCAGGTGATCGTGACGGTGCCCGTCGCACTCCCGAGGTCGAGGCGCTGGAGAATGCCGTCCGTCCAGGTGATTGTCTGCGTCGTACCGGCAGGCTCCATGAGCGTCGGGACGGTGAGAGCCACACCGGCGAAGGTCGCGTAGGCATCGCTCGTCACGTCCTGGTTGCACGTGCACCCGCCCGCCTCGACGGTGAGGGTGCCGGAGAGGGAGACGGTCTGGCCTTGCAGCGTGCCGGCCGTCAGATCGCCGGTCACATCGACGTCACCCGAGCACACCAGGTCATCCGTGCCCTGGTCCACTGAGCACACAACGCCGTCCGTACCGCCGCCGTCCACGTCCGTGCACTCAAGCTCCCAGCGGTCGGGAGTTGTGCCGGTCTCCCACTCGGTCCAGCAGTCGTTGCTGGAGCCGGTGTAGAGCGGCTCATCATCGCCGAGGTGGAGCGGGCCGGCGGAGGCACCGGAGCCGTTGATGTAGTTGCTCGGCGTCGCGTCGACGAAGTGTGAGCCGCCCACCGTCCCTGCGAACGCCACACCGGCGAGCGCCACGACGGGCGCGATCCAGAGTAGATGCCTCATTGCGTACCTCACCACGTCACCAGGACGCCCTTGACGGTAATCTTGTCGGCCGCGTCGCCACCCGTGTCGGTGATCGTGCACGTGACGGACGGATAGCCGCGCACGTCCACTCGCCAGGCCCAGACGGCAGTGCCGCTCACAGCCTTCGACCATGAGGCGTCACTCGACGTGCACACCCCGTTGGCGACCGCACACTCTTGCAGCGTCGCGTCGGTGGTCCCGTCGTCCACCGTCGCCGTGCAAGACATGGCAATGGCAGTCGCGCTGTTGTGCACGCTGTGATTCAGCGTCAGCACAAGCGTGCTGTAGCAGTCGCCGGAGTCATTGCACGGTGCGACCGTGAACGAGCGCGTGGCGTCGAGGCCCAGGTTGTTGACGAGGGTTGCAAGCTTCTGCCTGAGCGCGCGCTGGCTAGAGAAGCCAGCGAGCATGACCAGGGCTAGGGTTGCGATGGTGAGGCGCTTGGAAAGCATGGGGGTCTCCTACGGCCTGGTTACAGCTCACTGACGGCAAAGAAGGAATAGTTCGTCGCTGCAGCGCCAGCTAGACTGATAGCACTTCCGTGTGAGTGATAGACGTTGACGCGCACACGATCCCCGCGGTTGAAATAGCCGGTGTATGCCACTGCCGAGGCAGCATCGGCCGAATTCGCTGACACCCAGCACATGGTGCCGTCCGCAAGTTGGGTGGACGACGACCACGCATTTGTGCTCTTGTACAGCCGCACCTGGAGGTATTCGCCGTCGTCAAGCGGCGTAAAGGCATCGTTGCGAACGGACGCTTGTAGCGAGTAGGAACCCGTAGCTGGGCAAAGCCAATCGTAATTCGTGACGTTGTCGAACATGGATCCGAAGTCGTATCTCTCGGAGTCAAACTCGATCACGTCACCACCTGAAACGCCGGTCTGAGCACTGCTTAGGTAAGCACTGAAGCTGCGCCTCACCTCCTCGATCACCAGCCAATCCAGATACGCCGAGAACGCATTCTTCTCCTTCGTGAATCTCGGGCTCGCGTATCGCGCCCCGGCCGGCGGGTTGAAGATGCCGCTCAGCTCGTGCCACACGTTCGCGCTGGGTAGGACTGCAGCGTACGCGGAATCGTAGCTGAGGTATGCCTTGTCGGCATCGTACCAGTTGATCCGCAGAGTGACGGTGTTTCCGGCGGCGATACTATCCGCCTGCACGATAGCATCGACCTTGTATGGCCTGTTCTCGTCGATTGGCACCGGGGTCGTCAGTGTCCACACCGGCGCTCCCGCTGGAGTCGTCGGCAAGAACTCGACGCATGAGTCGCCGATTCGGTTGGCGATTACCGTGTTGACCTGCGCGTCCGTGCCCCAGACGCAGCCGGTGCCGCTCAGGCTCCATCCATCGGGCGGGTAGTTGCTCATCGGGTCGCCTCCGATGTCACCGCCGGCAATGACATGCTCGCCATCAGTCTCGACGTAGTAGGTCTCGGTCCCTCCCTCCGAGACGTAGTAGGAATCGCCACACGAGACGGCGCAGAGCAGAGTGATGCAAGCAACTCGCAGCATTTGGCCCCTCCTGATTGAGATGCCCGCATCATACCACACTACCCTCTCGTGTACATGGTCATGGCGCCGTTGGCGACGATAGTTCTCCCGCCGAATTGCTGCGATAGGTCCATCTTGATCAGACCAATAGCCCCGTCAGCGACTTTGCTTGCCGTCGACACCGCGCCGGTGCCGAGAGCCGCAGAGTCGACCGCACCGGCAACGAATCCAGTCGTGTTGACCTTGCCCGCGGTCAGGCCGGCCGCAAGCACCCTGGCGTACGTGCCATCGGTCAGGCTGTCCAGGCTGCGCGTGGTGACGCTGGTCAGATTGTCGAGTGCTCCGGCGGCGCTCAGGTGGGTTAGGGGGCCCATGCCAACGCCAGCTTTGAGGTTTGCCCCCGGAACCGGCAAAGTCTCCCGAAGGTCTGTCTTCGACGCCACACCAGACCCATCAGTCACGACCTTCGCAAGCCACTTGTGCAGCGGTGCGCGGTCTGGCTCCGGTGCACCGTTGGCGACTGGGTATGGAACGACGGAGTTGGTGCCTGGATCGTAGGCGATCCACGTGTCCTGGCTATTCGCCACTGTCACATCGACATCGGACGCCAGCCGCGACTTGTACGGGTGCGCCGCCATGACGCCGGCTGCCACGGTTGCTGTCGACGATCCGACTACGGCCGACACGGCGAGCCCGTCAACCACTGCTGGTTGCAGTGCATCAGCAGCGGCGTGCGAGCTGCGCAGCAGCGCGCTGCGCCCAGGGTATGGAACGCGTATCGCTCTCGATCTCGTATTCACCACAGCTGCAGCGTAGACGAGTGACCAGCGCACGAATCCAGGAGACGCTGGATTCAACTCTTTCGAAACGATCTCCCACTTGTCGGATGTGGTGATCCCGTCCTTGCCGTATGCCACGTAGCTCGGGTCCGTGATCGTGACGAGGTCTCCAACCTGCTTGTCGCACTCGGCTATCGACGTCTCCACCGAGATCTCTGTGGCGCCCTCCCCGAATCTGCTGAGTAATGCGTCGACCACGGCAACATTGACCGTGATGTCGCGTACAGACACGGCACTCTGTCCGCCATCTAAGCTACTATCCCATTCCTGTGCTGTGGTCCCTAACTGCCCGCGCACGATGGTATAGGTCGCCGAACCAGGGGAGTACATGATGTCATCGCTACCAGTGTTGGGATTAGCTACACCGGTGTAGGAGCCGTATGACGTGATCGAGCATGCGGTTGCCTTGACGATCTCATTCTCGTCGCCCCACAAGTTCGAGATGAGGAAGTAGGCAACGCGACCTCCGGTAAGTTGAGCCCATGCAGGTACCGAACCGCTACCGATGTTCGCTCCGGCCATGCCTGTCGGATGGTAAATAACCATCGACGTATCTACGTCACTGATTCCTGTGAGTAGTTGTCCGCTGCCGTTGATCCACGCTGTGTCGATTGGATCCAGGTCGATTACACGCGGGTCGCCACCGAGATATGACACCTGGGATTCGCTGTCCGTGTCTTCGTCTGAGAATTCGACCATAAAGCCGTCATCGCCGAACGTGTCTGATTCAACACGGTGTGACCGGACGGTAACTTTGTTGCAGATCTTGCCTTCGGTACTCTCCACTTCGATTGGGTTGATGATGTGATCGCCCATCGTCCAGTCAACGACGGCACTCGCGGTCGCGTCGAAGCGGACGAACGACAGTTGACCGGCTTCGTTGATCACCAACCCGCCGCCGAGCAACTGCGACAACTCTCTGACCAGGTCCATCGCCGGGACGGGTTCTGTCACTCCAAGATCCCCACCGCCGAACATCCTCCCGCCGCGCGAAACGACCCAATGACCAATGGACACATTTGCCGCGTCGCTCGGGTCAAAGCTCGCCGTGTCGATGAGCGCCGTGGGCACACCGGCGAGCTCGAGGATGCCGGTCCCATCACCCAAATACATCGCCTGCAGCGGGTGTTTGTTGATCCAGTAGCCTTTGACTTTCTTGACTGCCAAGAAGCCGAACAGATCAAGCGTCTTGATCGTGATGTACTGACGCTTACCGTCTGGTTTCAAGTCCTCGATGATTCCCGTGAAGTAGTTGATGAAGTCCGACTCGCCAGCTTCGGCAGGCCCTATCTTTACCTGGATGGACTGGCCCTTAAGTCGGTTGTTGACCCAAATAGGACGCAACCAGTCGTCCTCGGCACCGATGTCGATTCCGCCGATCTCGACCTCGCGCGTAAATGGGTCGACCCGAGCGCTCAGAGCACCCACCTCGCTGATAGCCTCCGGGTAAGTGAATTCGTCGCAGGACTTGTCGAGCGCTTTCCATGTGTTCGTTCCATCGGCGATGATCGCAAGTAGGCGCACGCGTGGATTCGCACGCGACATCCCCTCGTACCATGCTGCTGACGGCGACAGTGCCACGGGTTAGACTTCCTTCGAGAGGTAGAACCTCTCCGGTCCCTGCTCGACTGATTCGAGCGTAAACGTGCGTTTGACGAAGCCTTGCACGGGCAGCTCAAGAGAGTAGTCCGCGATCTGCATCAGGTTGAATCGGTGCGGATAGGTGGTCGGCTGCGGGCAATAGATGACCTGGCCGCCACACTGCTTGTACCAAGCCTCAACATCTGCAGCCTCCGCATCCGACTTTAGCGGCCATCTTGCGGACAGGTCGAACCGCCCCTCGTGGTCGATATGGTTCGTCAGTGACCCGCCTGCCGTGGCGCCGATTTCCGACTGTGCGCGCAATGCCGTGGGGTTGAATGGCGTGCTCGGGTTGCGCGGCAGTTGCCGCCTGCGAAGAAAGATGACCTCCGACAACTCTGGCGTCACCGCCCCCGCGGACAACATGCCGAGCCTGGCATATCGCACCGCGCTGTAACGTAGTGGCACGCTCCCGGTGTGGTGAAGATCCCAGGCGGCGTAGCGCATGTTCGCCGCGAATGACGCTACGGTGAGCAGGTTCGACGCACCGGAGAAGTTGCTCGCGTCGTCGATGTCGAGCGTCAGGTTGCAGGCGTCGGTGTAGAGGTTGTGCCCACTGCCGAGCAGCAGTGCGTCAAACTCAATACCGGCTGCAGCGAAGTCGAAGATCAGATAGGACTGCGTTGCGGCGGTCGTGCGCGTGGACGTGTATTGCAGCTTGCCGTCGTAGACTCGATGGCATGGGTACGATGCGTTAACGTCGTCCGCTGTGGCGAGGCTGCCCGTGGTATTCCACCGTACGTCAGTCGGCGAGCGCGGGCATACCTGCGCGCCGATCACCGGCTTGTCCGCGGCGAACCCGGTCGACTCTGCCGCTGACAATGCTGCGCTGGACCACGCCACTAAGTCATCCTCCTGCGCGCTAGGTCTTTCGTCGCCCTGGCGATCTTACGACTTGCCTTGAGGTAGTCCATGTTGGTCGGTGGAACGTCGGAGCGGATTGTCAGATTGATCGACCCGCCACCGCCAAACGTACCGACGCCGGCCCCGGCGAGGGCAAGGCTACCGCCGCCACTGCTTCGACCCTCGAGCGTCGTCACCAGCCGCTCGAAAAGATCGTTTTGCCGCACGCTGAGCACGCGCTCCTTTGCCTGCGTGAGGATCGGCACGCTGTCGATGCCGGGAATTCCGCCAGTGATCGAGCCGCCGGTGGCGAAACTCGGGAGCTTGTTGATGAGCGCCATGACGAGGCCGAAGATCACAGTTGCGGCTATCGGAGCCAGGAATGGCCCGACCACTGGGATTGCCGATTGGGACGACGCTGCGCCGGCCGCCGATGTCGCCGCGTAGGCCATAATGGCTCCGTATGCGGCTTGCACGGTGGCCTTGAGCATAGCCCTGCCGGCACCTTCCGAGCCCTCGATGATGCTCGTGAACGCGGCGCCATAGGCCTGCATTGTACTGCCGGCGATCTGTACCGACATCTCACCCCGTTGTTTCTCCATGGACGTGAGCTTCGCGTCGGTCTCTCGTGCTTGCGTTTCCTGCCACGCAAGATCCTTCTCTCGTAGTGTCCGCTCGCGCTTCATCTGCATGAGCATTTGGTTGTGCGCGAACTCGCGACGCTCAATGATCTTGTTGATGGTGGCGGTCTCTTCGTCACGGACTAGCTTCGACAGGTCGATCTCTTGTTTGAGATTCTCAGCCTGCGCTTTGGAAAGCCGATCAACGTGCTCGAGTTTTGCGGCCAACATGGCAAGCTGACCACCGTTGCCACTTATTGTCTGGCCGTACCTTGCCTGCTCCTTGTTTAGTGGACCCCACGCTTCGATCTCCTGTTTCAACGTCGCGAGAATTTCATTGCGGCGCGCCATGGAGGCTGCCTCGGTCGCCTGCTGGCGCTTGTCGGTGTCGCTCTTTTGTTTCTCCAATCGCAGAAGTTCGCGAAGCTCCCCTAACTGTGCCTCACGCTCAGAAATCAATGCCTTGCTTTGCTCGATTGTCTTCTGCGTGACTTCCCAATCTTCCTTCTGTGCGCCGGCCAATTCGCGAAATGCGCGGCCATTCCAGATCAGCGCGTCCGCATGAGCCTGCGCCGACTCGATGGCTTTCTGCTGCGTTGCGATCTGTTCCTTGAGCGACGCAACAGCAGCTTCTCGCGTAGTGAGGCCAAAGAACTTGACCTCGTCGCCCAGGGCCTTCGTCCTCTCCCGAGCCGATGTGAGCTTCTCATTGTTGCGAGCGAAGACATCGGTGATAGCCTTCTGGGCCGTCTCTGCATCGCGCGTTTCCTGCGTGAATGCCTCCCAGGCGTAGGAAGCCGCGGCAAGCCCGAGCGTCAGCCCTGCGATGGCAATACCAACAGGCCCCCCGGTTGCAATGATTCCACCGAGGGCTGCGAGCTTGTTTGCCGCGTCAGCGACTTTGCCACCCATCTGAGAAGTCGCGTTCTGGAACAACAGCAGCGCCGTTGCGCTCTTGCCAAGCTTGTCCGGTAGCGAAGCAATGTGCGCTCCAGCTTTCTTGACGCCATCTGAAACGCCGTTGAACGCACTGGTGGCAGTCGCGCCGATCTGCTTGATCACTGCCGACGCTTTATCTGTCGCTTCGACGATGAGCCCGACCTTCTCTTGCGAGTCAGGCATGGCCTACCTCAGGCGCCGTTGCGGGCTTGTTCGAGCATCCGCTGCATCCCGGTCGCCTCTTCGCCACGCGACTCGGCGGAGAGCTTTGCCGCCAAGTCGTCGCAATGCTGAATGACCTCGTAGACGAACATCGGTTGATCGAGGATGTCACCAGGCCAGGGGAGCGCACGGAACTTCGTCCAGTCGATCCAGATCGACACCAGATCCCAGACTTCGGCAGTGAGGTACGACTTCGGGCAGCGGCGCAAACCCTTGCCGGTGTCATCGACGTCGTTGGCCCAATCCCACGAAACGTGTTCGTTCGTCTCGCTGTCGCAGTTGCGCAGCCAGCGCTTGCGCGCGTCTGGTAACTGCAACTCTGAGTCCTCGCTGTCTGGGTCACCTGGATCGTCCTCGTCAATCGTTGGGTCGCATCGCGAACACCGCCACCGCCGATCCTCGTCTGGCGCTAGGATCATGTAACGGATCGCGAGCTCAACCTTTTTCCCAGGCCTTCCTCCAGCCGCGACCGGCTCTGCATCGCGACGCTCAAGTCGTTGATGACCTCCGGCTCGCCGTCGTCCCAGACCTCATCGCCGGTGGTGAGAGGCCTGCCATTCGGGGCGTAGTTGCGCACGTTACGCACGTTCTCGGTGAACATGCGGCGAGCCAGTTCCTCACCCTTGTCGCGCACCTGGTTGGCCGCCTTGAGGTTGCGGAACACCACGCGCTCGTAGCCTTTGATCTGCGCTGCCGTCAGGTAGCGCAACTCGCAGGTGAGCGCCTTGTCCGGGGCCTCAGCGTACAACTCGCGCTCCGGGCCTGCGTCGCCGTCGACTGCAGGGACATAAGTCTCCCACTCTTGCAGCGCATCGAATGTCCTGGCCATCTCTTCCTCCGGGTGGTAACCGACCTCAGTCGGTGGTGATCGCGAAGCTGTCGTTGCCGCTGGTGGCGAGTGCCGAGAAGTCGAGTTTGACCGTGCCCGCCTTGTGGTCGGGGGTCAGCGACGCCTCGGGGCGCTTGAACTCAGCGGCGTCGACATCGACCTTAAATCTCGTGCCCGCACCACTGCCAATGACAACCGCGATGTCCGCCGTCTCGAATGTCTTGGGGTTGGCGAAGTACGGCAGATAGTCTTTGCGCATGCGCACAGAGATCGAGCCCGTGAGCTTGAGCATGCCCGGCACGAAGTCGGTAGCCGCGGCCGTGAGCGCCTCGTCCTCGAATGCCTCATGCCCGTTGTCGAGCGCAAGCTCGAACGAGGTGATCGCCAGCGCGGCCCCGTCGATGGTGAGGCTACCGGCGATGCCGGCAATGGGGCTACCGGTGTAGGTCGGCGTCGGCACGTACGGGATGACCACCGCGGCCGTGTCGGCACTGATCGCGCTCTCGAGCGTGAACGTGGGGGGCGCGGCGGCTGTCGTAATCTGGTAGCCGGCGCCGGTATTGGTGAGCGCGGCAACCTGGACGACCGAGTTGACGCCAAAGAGGTTCTTGTCCGCTGTCGCCACGACCATCGACGCGGACGCGACCATTGCCCCATTGAGCGTCGACGAGCCGGTAATCACGTAGCCCATCGCGCCACCCTCGAAGTGCAGTTGCGGCGCCGAGCCACCCTGGACCTTCAGCGACATGCCGTTGACCCACGCACCCCACATCGCCTCCATCCAGAGGGTCGAGTAGCAGCGCACGATGGACAGTGTTGGCCAGTCCTGGGTGTTGCTCGGCGTGTAGATCCATTTGCTGCTGCCGCCGTTGTTGTCCGCACCGCACGCGGCGGTGAGCATCGGTCCGGCGTCGCACTCGGTCGCGGCAGTCCCGGACGGGATGAGCTGACCATCCCATGACCAGGAGTACTTGCTCTTCCCGGTCATCATCTCGAAATCCTCGCGATAGTCCGTGTTCTCTACGATGGGCTCGCGCGAGGGCTCGACCTTGAAACTCGACTGCTGTGTCTTCACTGCATCGGTGGCGGTCGGCTTGACGAACGTACCGTGAACGGTCTCGGCCATGGCAAAGAACTTCTGCCCGCGGCCGATGACGTGTTCTTTGCCTGTCCCGAGTCCCATCTGCTACTCCTGCGCCTTGCGCTTGCGGCGCACGGGCTGCTCTGGCGTGTTGTCGGTGTCCTCGCCGAACGTCATGACGGCGATATCAGGATAGGAGGTGACGCCCACTTCCTCGAAGTCGGACCGCGCAAGCAGCGAATCGACGACTGCAGGCGGTTCGATGATCATGTCGCCCGTCTTCAGCCGACGCTCGCCGACGCGTACGCGGTTGTCGGGGCCGATGTATTTGGCGGCTCTCATGGGGTATTTACCTCCTCTACGAACTCGATCACGACGCGGATAGAAACAGACGCGACGCCATCCGTCGCCGCTTGCACGGCAGCCGTAGAATCGTCGGTGTCCGAGACGCGCGCAGAGACGACACCCTCGATGCCTAGATCGCCGGGTGCGTCAGATTCGACTGCCTCGGTGACAGCATTGTATCCGTAGATGGCACGGCGGATGTCCGACCGCATCTCCTCACACGCCGCGGCGATCCCCCGTGCCGTCTTGGTCGCAACGTCGAAGTGCGCCAGCACGTCGATGGGCCAAGCTACATAGCGCGAGCCGAACGGCTCGTCGCTGGCCTGGTCCTTCTGCGGCACGATGCCCACCCAGGGTTTGACCGCAGTCGCCTGCACGTCGGGGTCGTCGAAGCCACGCGCCTCGATGGCTGCGGTGGCGACCGTGTTGCGCCAGCTCCCGGTGCCGTCAATGCACTCGATGGCGTCGACCAAGGCGTCGAGGATCTGCAGCCGCAGGGGGTCAGTCATTTCGCCCCCCGCATCGCCTGGCGCACCGCTGCTGCTATGTCCTCACCAACCATCTTGGCGATGGTTGGCCGTGCCGCCTCGGTCGCCCAGTCGATGTAGTGCCGCGGGTCTACGTCCACCGACTTCTTGAGCACGTAGTGAGCGATGAGCTTCTCACCGGTCGACACACTGCCACCCGAGCGCCCGCCCTTCGACCACTTCTGCTTTGCCTCAACAAGGATCAGATTGCCGCGCTTCGACTTGATGAGTTGCAGTTGGTCTTTCGGCCAATCTCGCGGCCACTTCGTGCGCGCCTGCGGGGTCAATGGAATGGCGAGCATCTTCGCCGTCTTGCCGGCCAGTATCGTTCCCCCGCGGTTCAGGATGTCGGCGTATACGAGGTCAGAGAGTGCGCCGGCCGCAATACCCACTTTGCTGTCGATGAGCGCGGCGGGCATGAACGAGCGAGCAAGTGCGCCGGTGCCTTTGCGGAACATGGTCCGCGTGTCCTTGGCGATCTCGCCGCCACCGTAGTTAGCAGCGCGCAACACCGCTTTGGCGAGTTCGGGCGTGACTGAGTTGGCGGCGGCGTCGAGCATCTGCCCCACCGGCCGGTCGACATGGACGCTAAGCATCGTCGTCCTCATCGCTCGCATTCAGCCCTGGGTTGTCGTCCATCCCGACCGTGAAGGACGGCTGCGGAAAGTCTGAGTCTGCGCCGTGTGTGTCGTTCTCGGCCTGTGAGATGCCACCGAAGAAGCCCTCGATCTGGCCAGCTTCGATACGCTCGCGCAACATGCCGATGATGGCCTTCGTGTTTGCCATCTTCTGTGAGCCGTTGGCGCTTACGCCCTTCTGATTCTGGTCGATGCGCACGCGCAGACGCGCATAGAGCATCTGCGCGGCGTGGTAGGCTGCCACGTCCACGTCGGAGCTAAGCTCGAGCGCGTAATCGATCTCGTCGTCGGTGAGCGACTCCGCGCCGCCGTCGACGGTGTCACCGATCAACAGCCGAACCTTGCCGGCGCTGGTGGTGAGATCGTAGGTGTGCGCCACGGGCCCGCTCCTTGCCCCAGTGGGGCCGCTGGCGACGGATTACCGGCCCAGCTTAGCCAACTCCCGCTGCTCGAATGCCGCCGCGAGGCGCTTGATCACCTCGTCGCGCGGCCCGTCGCCGCCCACGCGCAGCTCCTTGGCCTGCTTGCGTAGCTGCGTGGTCGACGCGGCCTCTAACTCGGTGAGCAGGCGCTTGCGGAAGTCTTCGATGTCGGCCGCGCTTACCAGGCCCTTGCCGGGCTTCTGTACTTGCGGGGGCGGGATCACGACGGCGCCGCCGTAGACGTGTCCGAAAATGTCCTTGAGCATCGCCTCGCGCGTCTGCGTCTCGTCCAGGTGGTCGAGGTCGATCTCCTCGGCCGCCCACGTGCGCAGATCGATGTCGGAGAGGTCGGCGAGCTTGTCCGCGAGCGCCTGGGGCGTGGTGTCGAGCAGCGGTGCGTGCTCCTTTGGTGCCGGAGGCGGTGGGCGGACGCCCATCTCCACCGTGCTCTCGTCGAGACCCAACTCTGCAGCGAGCTTGAGCGCCATGTCCTCGGCTTCGCTGAGCAGCGCCGCCTTGTTCAGCGTGTCCTGCTTCGACGTAGCGATCTGGCGCGACAGGGTACGGATGGACGCTTGCTTCTTCTCGAATTGCTGGCGCAGTCGCGCCTTGTTCGCCTTCTCGGCGCGCTCGCCATATTCCCTGCGCATCTCCTCGGCGACATCGGGAGTCACATCGACCACGCGGCGCTGGCGCAGATGCGCGTCCTGCGCCGAAGCCGGCCACTTGCGGAACTCGGGGACGGGCTCGCCGGGAGTGCGGAAGCCGTCGCCAATCTTCAGGTTGGGGACATTCGAGACGTACATGTGCATCCTCCAGGCTCAGTGGATTCGCGACCAGCGGACCGGACTACCTGGAGGGAGCCCGGTCACCGCTGGCCGCGAAACTCAGGGTCACGCGTCGGAAGCCACGGCGGCGTCGACGTAGGCGCCGCAGTCGGCCGATACCTGCTTCATGTCGACCCACATCTGCCCCTCGGCGTACTCGACTTCTTCCTCCTCGTTGCGGTACGTGCGAATGCGCGTGCCGTACTTGGAGGCGCCGGACTTGCCCTTCCAACCCATGATGTACCCGGCGCTCTCTTCTTCGAGACTCTCCGGGGTTGGGTTGGCGTAGGCGAGCAGGATGTCGTTGTCGGTCGCGATGCGCGAGTAACTGTCGGTCTGACCGCGGGCCGCGCTGTTGTAGACCGCCTTGGCCACGTGGTACTCGGCGACGCCGAAGAGGGCGGCCATTTGGCCGCGCACGACCGCATTGGTAGTCGCGGTCGAGTACTGCAGCCGGCCGATGAGGTCGCTGTGGCTCATCAGCACCTTGTGCACGCGGGCGCCGACCACGAGCTTGTTCGGGGTTGGGGCACCGAGGGCCTCGACGGCGAACTTGAGCGCCTCGACATCGGCGAGCGGGGTGGACCCGGACTGATCCCACTGCACGATCTCGTTCGTGCTGGCGCCGCTCGAGACGCCGTCCCAATCGGTGGTCCAGATGGACGGACCCCAGAAGCCGTTGAAAAACAGCGTCTCCATCTGCAGCATCATCTGCAGGGTGAGCCACTTGGTCTTGACGCGTCCCTTGAGATCGAGCGGCTCGTCGGCGTTCTCCTGAATCTCGTCCGGCGTGGGTTGCCTGACGTGGTACTTCTCGCAGGAGTAGCTGTCGTCGCTCACCCGGTAGCCGACCGAAGGCGCCTTGCGCCCGGGAGCGCCACGACGCATCTCGAGGCGGTTGAAGTCGCCGCGGTCGAAGACGAAGTACTTGTTGGACCGCTTCTCACACGGCATGATCGGGAAGATCGATCCGGCGATGAAGTTGTCGGCCGACTGGATGCGCGCCACCGTCATGTTGGTGAGCGGCGCGTCGACATGAATGGTACTCAGAACGGGATCGGGCATTGTAGTCTCCGATGACTTTGTGTGTCCCGGCCCGGTTACCGCGGGCTCAACTCACACCGACGCTCAGTCGATGATCACGTACTCCAGGAAGAGGGTAAGCTTGCCGGCGGTGAGCGCCTGCACGGCGACGGTGAAGTCGATGGCTCGCGCCGCGGTGCACGCTTCGCTGAACGTCGCAGCGGTGTAGACCTGGATGCCCTCGTGCCAGCCGGCGTCCCACGGGTTGGTACCATCATTGATGGCAATGGCAGCAACGATACCTGCCACGTCATCGGTTGCGTAGCCGATGCTGATCGTTGCCGTGTCGGCGGCCGAGGTGAAGGTCGTTGCCACGTAGTAGTAGCTGCGAACCACCACGGCGTTGTCGGGCAGCGTCTCACTGGACGAGTGCGCGGCGGCGGTGCGGTCGCCCGAGACGGCGCTCGGATCGAAGGTCACGCGCAGCAGGTGCACCTGGCCGCGACCGTCCGAGCTGCGCAGCGGCACGTGCTGGAACGGTGGGTGAACGAGGGCCGAACGGATGTCTCCGTCGACGCCGGCCTCGAGTGCGTTGCCGTACACGAAGTCATCGTCGTTGGTGCTGGCGACGAACTCTCCAGAAGAGTCGGGCGTGATCTCGCCGAGGGCCGCGACGGTGCCGCCGTAGCTGATCGGGTAGACGCCGACGATGCCGACATCAACCTCGCCGCCGCTCGCTGGCTTCGACAGGCCGACACCGACACCGGCACCACCAGCCGAAGCGACACCGATGGCGTTGCCGCTCGACAGGGTGAGTGCGAAATATTGCTTGCTTGCCAGCGACTCGCCGGCCGCAAAGTCGTCACTCAGGGCACTGATTTCACGGGTGGACATCTCTGCCTCCACTGCGCCGGCCTTGACCGGCAGGGGTTCGTTGCACGTTCGTGGTCATGCGCTAGAGGTCAGCCCTGGCGCTTCCGGTACTCGCGGTAGAGGTCGGGGTTCTCCTCCCATACCTGATCGAGCACCTGCTCGTAGGTGAGCTTGGCGTTGCCGCTCTTGCGCACTTCCTGCAGGCGCGACTTAGCAAGCGCCTCGGCCTTGGCCACAGGGCTGTCTGCGTCGGCGTTGCCGTCGTGGCCGGTGGTGCCCTCGGAGCCGAGCAGCTTGCTCTTGGCGATGACCGCATCGGCGTCGCCGAGGATCTTAGCCAACGTCTCGGCCGCGGCCGGCGAGAGCTTAGCGTCGGCCTCGCGCAGCAACTCGGCGCGCTTCTCGATCTCGCCCGGCACGTGCGGAGTCTTCTTCGCCTTCTCGAGAGACTCGCGATCCAGGCTCTTGCTGACCTCGCCGTCGAGCTTCTCGGTGAGCGTCTTGACTGACTTCTGCAAGTCGGACATCGCCGCGTCCTTGGCCTTGTTGTCGGCCGCGATCTTCTCGATGAGCGCGCGACCCTCGGGGGTCATGCTCTGCAGTGCCTTGGCGACTTCCTCGGGCTTCATCTCGGGCTCCTTCTCGGGTTCCGGGTCTTGCTTCTCGGCTGGCGCGGGCTCCGGCTCCGGCGGCTCGACCTTGCCGCCCTGCTCAGCGACGAGCGCAGCGATGGCCGCCATGATCACATTGGCCTTCTCCTCGGGGATGCCGTCCATGGCGCCCTCGAGCAGCTCCTTCGGCGACTTCATTGCCATCGCGTCCGCCTTCTGCAGCTTTCCGTCCTTGCCGAACCACTTGGAGATGAAGCCCATGGCACCACCGATCCCTTTGCGCTTGATGAGTACGATCTTCGGGCTCACCCGACCGTTGCCGCTCGCGCCCTTGTCTACGACGGAAAGCAACTCGGCCTGATCGAGCTCGAGATCCACGACCACGGATGGCTCACCCGTCCGCGGCTTGTACGCCTTCGCGATCTCGCCCTGGCTTGATTGCCAGTCGGCGAAGCCGATGCGCCGCCCACGCCCCTTGATGCTCAGCTCGAGCTTGCGGCCGGCGGCGACGTCCTCGATGAGCCTGGGGTCACGCAACTTCAGCGTGACGATCCAACCCTCTGCGGGGTGGCCGGGCTGCGGGTCTCCGAAGCCGAGGGCCACGCGCTTCGCCTTGTCGAGCACGAAACTCTCGACCACATCAGCGACGCCCTGGCGCGCATGCATGTCGCCGGCCTTGCCGGACCCGCTCGCCTCGGTGAACGCCGCGTGTGCAGCCTTCTCCAACTCATAGATCGGCAACACCTCGCCATCGTGATCGACGACCGGCGTCCAAGTGTCATCGGTGGAGATCGCGGCCCAGCCCGTGACTAGACCACGGATGGGGTCAGCCTTGATTACGGGTATGGTGAGCGACCAATTTGACGACACCGCGGGCCTCGATCACGGCTTGGGGGGCAGCGCCGTGAGAACCCGCTCCGTCTCGCTCTGGTTGACCACCGGGTGACTTTCGCCAGCCGGTGGTCAGTATACCCAGAGCACGAACCCAGACCAACCTACATGGTCCATCAACCTTGACGAACGGCCCGTTTCATTGTCAACAACTTTTTTCGAGAATCGTCATTCGGCGTTACCCATGCACCACAGCGCCGGCACCGAAGCCGATACTGTGCCCCACGCTCGACTTCGCCGAGACAACGGCCGCACTCTGTGCAGCGAATGACGTAGAGTACCGGTCGCCGCATCTCCATGGCCGCCGTCATGCTGCCCTCTGGCTGCGCATGTACGCCATCAAATCGGAGCGGAAGACGCGATAGCCGCCGCCGACCTTGTTGCCAGGCAACTGTCCGGATGAGATCGCGCGGTTGATGACCGCCCGACTCACGCCAAGCAGTTGTGCCGCGTCGTTGGCGCTCAGGGTCTCCGATGGCGCCGTCGCCGGCTGAATCGGGATCACGTTGCTCAGTGCGTCCTCGGCTTCGAGATCCTGCTCGCCGTCGCTGAGATCCTTCTCATGCTCTGCAAATGCCCCGACAGCGTCTTGGGCCTGCCCGCTCGACATGTCGATATCCTCGCGCGCCGGCAGCCCCATGCGCTTGCGGAGGTAAGTCTCGATGGAGCGGTCCGGCACGATGATTCCCGCGGACGCGGCCGAGGACAGCGCATTGATGAGCTCGAGCGCGTCGTCGTTCTCGATGTCGCCGAACTCGTAGCGTGGTGCCGCCGCGAGCGGCCAGTTGTTGAGTTCCATGATGCGCGGGATGAGAAAACGATTGAACACGTCGGCGATGGCGTCCATCTCGGCTTTGAGTGCGACCGCAAACATGTGCGTCTTGCTAGATGCCAACGACCACGAGCCCACGTTGCCTTGCATGCCGAGCAACACGGCCTCGCCGAGCACGGACAGCGCAATGCGTGACTCAAGACGCTTGATGATCCCGTCCACATCCATCGGCCGGCGACCACCGGACTGCATGAGTCTGGCCTTCCACCCGGTCACGCCGTTCTTGTCCTGCTCGGCGGGGAACAGGAGCCCGTCGTACTCCCCGCGGCGAGCGCGCTGCAGGATCTTGCGCCAGTGCGAGACGGCCGCGAGCTGCTTCGGTGTGGCGAGCCTGCTGAAAAACTCGGGCGGCATCTCGAAGACAAGCAGCCCAGCCATGTCGCGCTCGACGCCGATGGCCTCGAGCTCTTGGATGCGCTTTAGAAACCACCACGACCGATGTGCGTTGCGAAGAAGGCTCCGGCCCTCCGGGTTTGACTTGTTCGCTCGGATGCGGAACAGCAATGACTTGTTGATGTCGAGATGCCGCATGCGGAAGTCCGGCCACGCCTGTTGCCACGCGCCGGTCACGCCACCGTCGTCGGCAAAGTCCCATCTCTCGATGGACTCTTGCGCCCTGATCTCGATCTTGCGCACGCCCACGAGGCCGTCGTCGTGCTTGCTGCGAAGCTGCGGCAGCGGGTTGTTGCCGCGTCGGATCTTGTAGACGATCTCGTGCCAAGAGTAGCCGGCCCACACCATGCTCATCACGTCGCTCATCATCTCCTGTGGCGTGTGGCTCATGTCGTTGAACATCTCGTGAATGCGGTCGCGGTAGAACACCGCCTCGGGCTGGCCCTCGTCCTCGGGATTCAGGTTCCACGGTGCCTGGCGGACGAATGCCTCTTGAGACCAGAGGATCGATCCACACACGGCGTCGTTGTCCGCCATCTCGCGGTAGGTCTTGATCGCCTTCTTGCCGTAGAGTCGCGGATGGAATTCGTCGTAGACGTATCCACCCGAGCGCTTCAACCCGCTGATACCCGTTGGCACCAGATTGAGCAGTCGGTCCGCTGTCTCGCCGGCCGCGTCTACGACCGCGCCGGCCGCCTTCTCGATCCTGCCGCGGATCCCGCGTCGGGACATAGCCGCCTCCAACGGTACGCCTGTGCGCACCGCGTAGTGGCCACGTCACCCTGTTGGCGGCCGGTCATCGTCATCACTTCGGCACCAGCGTGCATCGACAGTTCACCACGTTGAACGCCGACAGCCCGAGATAGTGCGGGTACGGCGCCCGCTCCCCATTCGGCAGTCGAAACCACTTCGAGCTGTCCTTGCCCTGCATCGCCTCGACGGTAATGGATTGCGTCGCCATACGCCAGTGCTGCCGCTTACCCGACCGCCCGTCGTTGGCGAATGGAAGCCAGCCGACTTGCTCGACACCGGCAACGGCGAAGCCTTCGGCGATCCCCTGGTTGTCTGCGCGGCCGAGCTCGGTCCTGGCGATGGTCTGCGCGCGGCTGAACGCGAAGATGTGCTCGCGCCCGCCAGCGTCGATCTCTCGTTGCGTGCGACGCCAGTCTGCGGTGACGCGAGTTTCCTCAAGACTGCCCCGCGCCGGCACGCGCAACGAGGCGGGACCCATCCACTGCCTGGCGATGCGGCGGCCGACTTCGCGCGGCGACGGGCGTGGGACCTCGGTGAGCGCGTCGGTGATGATGCGCCGGATCGAGTCGCGCACCATCGACTCGGTGTCCTGGACGAGCAGCACGACCTTGTTGGCCGCCTGTTGGTAGAGTTGCTCCTTGAGTTGTGGCCGCACGCGCCACGCCCCGCCGGCAGAGCGCGACGCGTCCGCCCCGGCCGCCTCTGCCTGCGCAAGACCGAACTTGGCGATCAACTCGGCGAGTTCGCGCTCGAGGTCGCTCAAGTCGTCAGGCAGTCTTTTCGCCAGTCGCGACCGCTTGAGACCGCCAATGCCGCCAGACTCGAGCCGCTCGTTGACCTCGCGCAGCTTCGCACGTGCGTAGCGGTCCAGCCACGCCTGCACGCCCACCTCGAGCGCATTGGCTCGCGTCTCGATGGTACGATGCCTGCGGGCCCGCCAGCGGGTGCGGCTGACCTTGGCAACATCGTCGAGGGTAGGCGCGAAGATGGAGCACATGGCGTCTACTTGGCGCCTCCATGCTTGGCCACGTCGACCTTCAGCCCTGCCGACTCAGCCCACAGCGCCATTGCGCGCTTGCCGCACTCGGAGCACCTGGCACCATCCGGCCGGTCATAGGACCAGTCGCCACCGCACTGGCAGCGCGGGTGATTAGCGAGCCAGGAGAAGTAGGCGAGTGGGATGCCGCGAGATGGCTGGATGTCAGACATCGTCGCGCCTACGCCACGGCCCTGGTCCATGCGTGCTCGTCACTCATCATCATCTCCCGCCTCATCGATCCCCCACGTGTACCCAGTCGCCACGGCATCGGGGTCGGCGTCGAGGTCGCCCGCGTTGGACGCCCTGATGATCGGCTCGAGCGCGTATCTTGTAGCATCCCACACGTCGTTGTGTTTGTCGACGAGTACGGGCATCACGTCTCCAGTCAGCCTGTCGACCTTGTACGACCACAGCCGCGCCTGCTGCTTGGCCAGCGTGCACCGTGGATGGATGACGATCCGCTCGTAGCTGCGCAAGTGCTCAACGCCGTCCTCGATGCTGCCGGGCCCCTTGATCGCCCCCTCCATGCGCTCGAAGCCGTGCCGGCGCATGTGCGAAATGGTCTCCGGCCTGGCGCTGTCAGCGCGAATGACGTGCAGTTGCGACTCGGGAACGCGCTTGAACAACTCCGGCGTATCGTCAATGTCGATGCCGAGCCCATACGCCTCATGCTCGATGTAGAGCGTCCGCCCGTGCACCCACTCGCGAACGAGCACGGTGGGGTCATTGGCGAAGCCCCAATCGGCGCCATAGTACGGGCCACTCCAGTCCTCTTGCGGCTCGAACGGCTCGACGACGTAGCGGCCGCGGAGCACGTTGGCGTTGTTGTTGCGCCGCGGCTTCCCGCCCCACACATTCGCTGCCGCCTCCGGGTCGACGCTGTACAGGTACTCGCGCTCACGCCGCAACTCTTCCGGCAGCCATGGGTTGTCCTCGGAATTTATCTCGACAACACGAGCGCCGGGCGGCGGGTGAGCAACGAACCGCTGATAAGCCGGGTCTGTCTCTTCGCCGGTGTTGAAGCTCGCCCAGATCTCTGAGCCGGGTTTGCGGATGGTCGGAATGAGAACCTTCCAACTGTCCTCGCTAACAACCTCTGCCTCCTCCACCCAGCAGACATCAACCCCCTCCATGGACTTGATCTTGGTGATGTTGCTGCGAAGCCCACTAAAAATGAACTCCGATCCGTTGCGCCCGCGGATCGCAGTCTGTAGCACCTCGAAGTCGGAGGCAACGCCGAGGGCTTCGATCTGCTCTTTCAGTAGCTTGTGGACTGAGTCCTGGATTGAAAGCTGGAGCTCGCGCGCACAAAGAATACGGCGGCGGCGCTCAAGCGCGTAGACCAGGGCGGCGCGAGCGAACCCCCACGACTTCCCAGACCCGCGGCCGCCATAAGCTGCCTTGTAGCGCGCGGGCTCGAGCATGAAGCCGATCTTCTCTGGTAGGTCTAGATGGATGTCACGCACTGACACCATCCTCGCCGGGCTTCACCAAGCGGACGATGATCTGGCCGACCGGTCCGCCGTCTTTCCCTGTGACTTCTACGCTCTGCGGGGCCTTGCCATAAAGGCGGTCAAGCAGCGCCTCGGCGGCGTGAATGCGCGCCCTTTCGCTCTTGCCTCTGTTCGCAATGTCAACGAGCGTCTGAACGAGGTCTTGCGCGTGCGGCAAGATGAGTCTGCGCGCCGCCTCTCTCGCGTTGGCTAGCTCCTCGTCAGGCACGCGCCCCAGCGGGTTACCGGACTGCCCAGGGGCCCAGCGATGCGGGCCGCGTGATGCTCCATTCTTGCCAGCACGAGGCTTTCTAGCCGCCGCTTTCGTTGCCTTGCGCTTCACCACGTCGGCCTCCTGCCTACTTCAGCACCACCGGCCCATCCGCTCCTCCGTTGACCCGCGCCAGCATCGCCCGCCGCGCGTGCCGATTGGGGCCGCTCGCGCCGCTCAGCACCAGCTCGCGCTGCACGCGGTAAGCCGCGCCACATTTCGGGCACCGCTCGACCGTGATCCCGCGCTTGTGGTCACCGAGCGCTTTGACGGCCTCGGGGTGGTCGACCTCGAACTGCTCGCCACAGCCGGAGCACTTCCACTGCCAGAACGGCCGCTGAATGACCCGCATCTTCGCCGAGGCGTAGGCGACAGGTAGAGCCGCGTCGCCTGGTTCGCTCAGCCTTGCCGGCAACTCGTTCGCCGCTTCCGGTCTCTCATCCGCCACGTTGCGCCTCCAGGTGCGTTGTGTTCAACTCGAAAAGCGGGACGGCCGGCAGTCAGTCACACCATGTGACCGCCAGGGTAACCCGGACGCCCCGCAACCTGTTACTCAATCACGATCACATCGATCACGTCACCGTCCGCCAGCGCAGTCGCCCCGTTCTGGTTCTCGACCGCCTTGAGCACGTAGAAATTCGTGTTCGCCTGCGCCCACACGAATTCGACCGTGGAGATGGCCTTCGGTGCACCAGCCGAGTCGCGGCACTGCGCAATGAACACGGTCGGGGCAGACGTGGCCGGAATGCCACCGATGGCGATAGTCCCATCGGTGTCCGTGGTCACAGTCGCATCGGCGGCGGTGATTGCGCGCCGCAGCTTGTGCACGCTCTTGACCGCAGCTACGGCGGCCCCGACGCAAGCCGCAGCGCTCACGACGATGTTGGTGCCGGACTTCGCCAGCGCGTAGTTGCTCGCACCGGCCGCCTTGGCGACGAACAGCACGGTGCCGTCGCCGACATCGATGGCATCGACGACCCTGCTCACGTCCGCGTTGACGGCTGCCACGAGCGCGGTCGCGGCCTCGGTCGCAATCGGGTCGACACCGGCGGTCGTGGTGCCGAGCGTGACATCGTCGAACGCCGAGGCACCGGCAAGCGTGTCGGTGGTAGCGATGGCGTCGCCGGCCGTGCCGCCCTCTTTCGCGGTTACGACCATCGTGTCGGCGGCACCTGCAGCGGCAGTCACAGTCGGGTGCAGCGTAGTCGACGCAGCGTAGGCAGTTCCCGAGCCGGCGCCAAGCATGATCGCAGCGATGAGGTTGTCGATGCTACCACTGGCATCGGCGCCGACTGCCACGTTGCCATCAACGTCCGTCAGCACATCCTGGAACGTGTAGACCTTGGCTCCGATGGTGACCGTGTTGGTGTTGGCCGCGTTCTCTGCGAGCGTCAGCGTGCCCTGACTCTTGACTGTCGAGCCACCGCTCACATCCACGCGCACGTCGCCAGTGATGGTCTCCGCGTCGTGCGTGTCGAGCTCGTAGACGCGCGAATTGATCGTCACGGACTCGCCGTCGATTACGTCGCCCGTGATGTCCACGTGCCCGACCGCTTGGCTCCCGAGGTCCTTGACGATCTCGCTCAAGATCATCGAGTCTTCGACGGCGTCGGGCTGGATCGTCATCGCGCCACCGTCTGCGACAGCCACGTCGCCAGAGATGGCCGCCCACTGAGGCGCGGTCGCGCCAGCATTGACTTGCAACACAGCTCCAGCAGCGCCAATCGCGAGCCGCGCCAGCGCCGTCGCACTCGACTTGTAGGGCAGGTCTCCGGCCGCGTCTGAGCCCACGGTGACATCGACGACGGTGATCACGCCTTCGCGTGTCATCGTCGCGTCACCCGATAGCGTCTTCTCGGCTGCGATGTTCGTCGAGCTTCCGATTGGGATCTTGCCATCACTGAGCGTCGACGCAGTAACCGGGAGTCCGGTCTTCGCCGCGCCGGTCGTGGTGGTCGCCCTCCACCCGTTGCGCTCGTCCCACGTGAGTGTCTCTCCGGCTGCGAGCGTCGCTTTGATTAGCGTGTACGCGGTCGAGCTTTCGAGCATCTGTACCGAGACAGCCGCAGCGGCCGTGTCGGCGTTGTAGACGCCCACAGACTTGATGGCGATCCGATCACCGCCTGTCGGGGCCGCGACGATCTCCTTGGCCGTTGCGCCGCTGGTGACTGCGGTGGCACTGCTGTCGGAACGAACGCCGCGCGTGTCGAGGTGCTCGTAGCCGACGACGCACTGGAGCTCGTTCGCTGCGACCGCGGCGTCGAGTACGACTTGTAAGGACTTGGTGTTGTCGAGATTCATCGGTCCGTCTTCTCCCGCTCAAAGTCGGCGCCGGTCACCGCGGCAGCGCATTGTCGAGCCCATCGGCCAAGCGTCATCGAGCTGATTCCGTGCAGTCGGCAAAACTCTGTGCGTGTCATGTGCTTCCCTTCACGCACCACAAGCCACCTCCGCACGAGTAGCAATCGACGCTGTTGACCTGTGCCTACAGAGGGGCAAACAAGCCGTTTCATTGTCAAGTCCAATCTGCTACTCACGCCGCCTCAAACTCTCCCCCCCCCGAAACTCGAACCAGGAGCCTCGTCATCGATCCAGTAAGCCGCCATCAGGGCATCCAAGGTTACGATATCTCCGTGAGCTTGGGCATATGCGTAGCAGGAAATCCACAACTGCACCCGAAGCTCCTCTGACCCCGTTTGTTCAGCACACTTGCGCTCTACCAAGACCGAGACGTTGCGATCCCGTACTTCGTCAAAGTCCTCGCCAGTGTAATGGATCCACGTGCGGGTTGCGGTCGAGCGCTGGCCCGCTTCCTTGACGGCATCCGTAGCGAGCGCATTGACGTTGACGAGGCCGCGCTCGTCAAAGAGCTGCGGCTCCCAGGCGGCGAGTACAAACAGGGCATCTGCAATCCTCCAGTACAGGAGGTTGCCCGGCAAACGGACGATGACCTCCGCGTGCTTCTCGCCGAGAATCATCGCATCGCGCCACTCGTCCCTGCCTGCCTGGTGGTAATCCCTGCCGTCACACTCGACCACGACACGGCGACCGTGCCTCGACAAGACGAAGTCAGCCCGGAATGTGCCGACCGCCGTGTGGAATTCGACCTGTCGCTCCATTACGACTTCTTGGTGCAGGTACTTGCGCGCGTGGTAATCGAAATCGCTCTCGATGACGCTCTCGCAGGGCGGGCCATGTAGATCCTGCTCAATCATGACTTGCCCCGATCTTCGCCGCAGCCCGCACAATCTCGCCCTCGAGTTGCCGCCCGGGAATCTCTCCGCGCTTGTATCGCTGCAGCGTTTCGTAGAACGGATTGCCGGGCTCGAGTTCCGGCTCCGGTTCCGGAAGCGCTGGCCTGGTGAGGTCCGGTCTCGGCCCTGACCGCGCTTTCTCCTCGACGATGGCAATCTCCCGAACGAGTTGCGCGCTCGGACACCATGTCGGGCTCTGTGAGGGCGCCTTGTTGAATGCGACCGCGACCGCCTCGGGCATGATGCCGGAGCACCGCCTCCAGTAAGCCGTAATCGCCGCCGGGCTCATCACCGCTTGCGGGTAGCCGGCGAACAGTTCAACCACCAGCCTTGCGAACCATTGCGGTGCCTTTGGGTCTTCGGTCGAGCTCTGCATCAATCACCTCTCTGCCCTGCTGCTGTGGTCCATACGTGTATTCGAGTGCATCCATGATTTCCTTGCTCTTGCGGGAAAGGTTCCTCGGCGGTGACCTCGAGTTGCCGGCGCGGCCTTGCTGATTCCGCAAGTCCTGGAGCTTGAACAGCAGTAGCCCGAGATTCGGATTGCTTGGGTTCTTGGCCTCGACTTCGGCCTTAGCCCAGAGGATCTCGTCCTTGCTCCACGGTCCCGCCGAGCAAAGCGTGTCAGCCTTGACCAGTTGAGTCGGGCTCAGCCTCGACCGCCACTGCCACGCCATGGCGAGCGGATCGAGGTCGGTGGTCGTGTAACCGCCCTCGCGGGCCGGCGGTGGAGTCGATCCAGCCTCCACCGGCAGCGGCGCAGCAGCGTGCGCTGTCGCTGTCGCTCTTGCTTGTCGCTGTCGCTCTTGCTTGTCGCTGTCGCTGTCGCTGTCGCTGTCGCTGTCGCTGTCGCTGTCGCTGTCGCTGTCGCTGTCGCTTGTATCGGTAGGGGTTCGCAAGGGCTTCACAAGGGCTTCACAAGGGTTTGTTGCTTTGCGTCTAAATGGCAGCTCATCGGCGTAGCGGTCTCGGAATGCCGCGAGCATCTTGCATGCCGGTGCGGCCTCGAATTGACGGACAGCCCCAACACGCTGCTTGTCGTGCGGTTTACAGTCGCCGAGCTGGTAGCGCGTCGCCTCGTGCACCCAGACAACCTCGGCGTCGTGGTCGTAAGAGCAGTAGCCCATGGCGATGAGATCGGCGAGCGTAGAGCGCACCGTATCCTCGTCCATTCCGGTCTCGTGCGCCATGTACGGGATCGGCAGGTAGTACAAGCCAATCATGTTGGCTTGTGGGGAGGTCACTAGGTACATGGCGAGCACTTGGTGCGCGAGGCCCCGGTCTCGTAGTTCTCTGCCTGTCTTCCCTACCCAGAACTTCGGCGACACCCGCGCATAGTCTCGCATCACTCGCTCCTCTCCGCACACCGCAGACACACCCACCGCCACACGCCGCGGATCAGCAGCCGTGCTCGCAACTCAGTTCCGCAGCGTGGGCAGGTCATGCGCCGCCGCCAAGTCGCCGCCGGCCCCACTCGGCAATCAAGAGCGCCTCGGCCCGCCCGTGATCCTTCTTCCGCTCGAGGTAGCTTGCGAGCGCCGGGAACAGCCGCCTCGCCGTGGCCAGCGACGGCCCCTTGTCGCGCTTGCTCTCGCCCTGGCCACGATGGCCAACCATCGCCGGCCGCCACTTCTGCGCGGCAACGGGCTCCCAGCGCATGCGCAACGCCCCGAGCACGCCGAGGATGATTCCGAAGTTGGTGCCGTTGGTGTGCGAGCTGCTGACACCCTCACCCGGCCGCGCGCCCTGCACCTCAACGAACACTGTCGCGTCCGGGTGCGCGCCGAGTTCCATGCCGAGCGTGAGCGCGTCGACCTGGCTCTTGTGCCCGCGCAGCCCGCCGACAGCGATGGGCATGTCGATCACTGTCTCGCCGTCCGGACCGAGCACGGCGATGGCGCCTGTAAGCCCCGGGTCGATGCCGATGATGGTTTTCATCAGTCCATACTCCCTGCCACGTGAAACGCCGGAATGCCGTGACGTGCGAGATAGTTAAGGGGAATGCGCACGCTGTCGCCACCGTCACCCTGCCACGGTGACGGGATTACTACCTGCTCGCGAGGGTTCCGGCAGCGTGGCGGCAAGTACAGCACGCCGATGCCAGCACCGCGCACGCATGTACCGCCGTCGCGCCCGTACTCTTTCCACATACGCCTCGCCTCGCTGAAGTGCGGCGCAGCTTTGACCAAGTCTTCGTCCGTCATCACCGATACGAGGCTGTCGAATTGCATCACCCAGCGCATTCCATCCTCCGTTGTGAGTAACCCTCAACTCATGCAATCTAGCGCCTCTGCCACTCGTCGAACCTGGCGAGGGCGGAAAGGACACCTTGTTTGCACTGCTCCTCGCGTGAGTACAGCTTCCGATACTCCACTGGCCGCCCCTCGTCGTGCGCGCGCTTGATACCCGTCTCCATGCCCGGCGTGATCCCGAAGTCGTCGTAGACCACCGTCGCCTCGGCTTGCGAGCCCCACGCAAGCCCGGCCCCGATTCCGATTGCGCGCTCTGCCGGGTCTTTGTCATTGAGCACCTGCGGGTAGAGTGCGTGGCTCGCGAACGGGGCTTCACCGCGGAGTAGGCAATCGGCCATACAACTGAGAAGGTAGTCGATGTTGCGCTCTACCTGCTCGGGCGTATCGGCAGCGTACGGACTCTCGATAATCACTCGTCTCATTCCATCCCCCCCGCCCGTCATAGGCGGCAGTCTGGGCAAGGCCGGCTGGTGGGCCGGCGTGGAACTACGGCTACGCGAACAGGCTTGCTTGCCGCGGGTTCTCCGCTTCGGCGAGATTGCGCGTGGCCTGCTCGTAGTAGCTCCGCTTGAGCTCGACGCCGACGAACCGTCGGCCCTCCTCGATGGAGACTACGCCCTCAGATCCGATACCTGCGAATGGCGAGAGCACGATGTCGTTGGGGTTCGTCCACAGCCTGACCGCGCGACGGATGACTTCGAGTTGCAGCGGGCAGTTGTGAACAACGCACCCCTCAGCAGTGAATGACTCGTCTTCTTTTACCTGCAGGTCCCAGACACGCCGCTCTCCGGCATCATTAATCTTGCGCACCTTCCGCCACGAACCCAGTTCGTCGATCCACCCGGACTTCCGATAACCGTTGCTGCCCCTGAATGAGAAGATCCAGTCCTGCGCCATGTGAACGTTTCGTCCGCAAATGACACCACCCCTGTCTGGACGGCCCGCATAGACGCTCGCAACCACATCACGTGCGCGCATCGCGACGAGCGACATGCCGAGCAGTAGCGCGCGTGAGATCGACGAGGAGCAATGGCGGTCGTGTCTCGAAACGTAATGGCCATCAGCCGACAGGTAACCCGAAAGCAGGGCCTCGGCCTTCTCTTGGCAAAGTGCCGCCGCCTCGCCGGGCAGGTGCTTGTTTGCGGCGCCCTCGCCGCACCTATCGAGAGTCTCGCGCACGACGTGGCGGAGCCCGCGGAGCGTAATCTGCGTCGCCGTGATTTTGTGGACCTGTCCGGCGTGTGACCCCAGCCTCTCGATGAGCCCCGGTGCCTCTTCATGCGAACACGACACGATGAATTCGCCAAAGCCTGCTCCGCGAGCGCCACTGGTGCGGCGAGTTCCGCGGTGGCCGTCTCCGAGCCAGCGGCCGACGATCCACCACTCCTCGGCCGACAACTCGCTCTCCTCCACCGGAGGCAGCTTGAGGTTGAGGTATGACCCAGTGGTCTTCGATGCTTGAATCCATGTCGGGTCGGCTTTCAGTGCCAGTTCCTTCGCGCGCGCCCCGCTTGCCACCCTGGCGTAGAGCTTGTGGTCTGGAGTCGCGATCAGGTTGGCAACGCCTTGGGCCTGCACACGGATCGTGCCCTTGGTGCCGTTACAGCACCGAGCCAACACCGGGCGCCACCGGCCATGATGCGTGAGGACGTGTTCCCCCGGCTCAACGATCTCGATGGGCTGGTAGCCACGCTCGCGCGTGAGCACAAGCGACCCTTCGGCAAGGCAGATGTGGCGCTCGTCCTTGTCCTCGCGAGCACTGCGATACTGCAACGTCTCGTTGGGATTGATGTCCTGTGTCATGCGACACATACCCTCGTCGTCCGGCTCTCCTGCTACGGCCCACACCGGCGATGCGTACCGCTGCCACACCTCGACATCATTACCGAGCGGATCATCCTTGTGTGCGACTGGCTCGTCATTCTCGCCAGGCCGTCGCATCGTCACTAAATAGTCGTTGATCCCCTGGCGACTCATCGCAGCGTCTTTCTTGATCTGCTTGTGGAGCAAGCCCAGCGCCTTCGTCCGTTGCATGGCCGTGACTGGATCCTTCCAGATCGCTACTTCCGAATGAAACACCCACCCGCCAAGATTGAATGCTCTGATGAGGTCGCCACGGAAGTCACGCAGCCCGATGTATCCGTCGCGAGTCTTGCTTGTCGGCAGCAGCATGCAGTGAAATGACAGCAACCGGCCTGGCTTCGTGACACGGAGCAACTCACCGGTCATGAAGCCCATATGCTCTGTGAACTCCGCGTAATCTCGTGAGTTGCCGATATCGCGCGGAGAAGCGCTATAGGTGTACAGACTCGCAAACGGCGGGGAGAAGATGGAGTAGTGCACGGAGCTATCCGGCAACCCGCGCAGTGCCTCGACGCAGTCCGCATTGTAGATGGCGAACCGCTCGCCGTGTGCTTGGTTGATGACCTTCATGCCGCCTCCGCGCGCAACCATGACGGGATGCGCATTGAAGTTTCTGCGCTGTAGTCGTTCCACTCTCTCCGCGTCGCGCCGATTGCCTCGCGCACGGCGCCGAGCACGTGTTTGGACGCCTCTACCGACATCAACTGAGCGTCGTGGTCCTTGCGCTTGTAGTTCGCGACGATTGCGCCGTCCGTCTCGGCGCGAATGATGAACGCGTCAACCGGCCTCGTCTGGCCGAATCGCCAGCTCCGGCGCAAAGCCTGGTAGGTTTGCTCGTAGGAGTGTGACGCGCCGACGAATATCTGTCTGGCGCAGTGTTGCCAATTCATACCATGGCCCGCGATGCTTGGCTTCGTGACCAGAACGCGATACTTGCCATCCGCGAAGCCGAGCAGCCGATCCTCCTTCACGTCTGGCGAATCAGAGCCTTTGACTTGCACGGCACCCGGTATCGACTTTTCCAGTGCGTCACCTTCGGCGTTCAACTCACACCAGATTAGGACAGGTTCATCGCCGGCAGCCAATTCACATGCGGCCGATACCCTGTCATCAATCGTTGCCCGGCGTGTGGCGCGCTGGTCCGAGAGTGTCATCGACTCCGTGGCGAACAGCATCCCGGATTGCCACGCGGCCGTGTGGTCGACCCTCAACACGTGCTCATGCATGCGCAGCGGGGGGAGCGCGAAGTTGCCGTCATCGTATCCGAGGTCGCTCGGCTTGCGCACGATGGCGCCCCAGCCGCACGCCCAGCGCCAGAATTGATCCACGGCGTGGCCTTTGAGTCGCCATTCTTGGGTGGTCTCGCCGTCGTGCACGAAGTACTCTGCGAGCATCTCCGTGCGCGATTTGATGCTCAGGAACTCCGAATGGTTCCCCAACTCTGTGAAGTCGTTCGGTGCCGGCGTTGCGGTGCACGCAAGGCGGTATGGTGTCGCACCGAATTGACCGATCAGTGCGTTACGAGTAGCACCGTTGAAGCTCTTTAGTATACTACTCTCATCGAGCACGATGCCGACAAATCGCGACGGATCGAAGCGGTCGAGGATGTCGTAGTTCGTCACGACGATCCGCGACCCGTCATCATCACGGCAATACGTGGCGTCAATGCCGAACCTCTGCGCCTCGCGTACAGTCTGTTGCGCCACTGCCAGCGGTGTGAGTATTAGCACTCGCCCGTGCTCCGCGATGTGTCTAGCCCACTCGAGCTGCATCAGACTCTTGCCAAGCCCGGTGTCGGCAAAGATTGCGGCCCGACCGCGGACAAGCGCCCACCTCACGAGGTCAGCTTGAAAGCCGAACAGATACTCGCCCAGGTGTATGTCTGATGGAGAAAGCCCGACTGGCGTGCTCGTCTCCATCTTCTTTGAAAGCCACTTACAGTATGACTCATTCGCCCACGTCATGCCTTCGCTCTCCTCGCCCGTGCGATTTCGACCTCTACCCGCGAGTTGACGTACTCCCGCCGCGACTTGCCGGCGTACTTGATGTATTTCTCTCTTGCGCCGTGCAGCACATGCTCGAACCGCAGGCTTGCGCGCGGACTCTCGAGCCGTGCCTGGACGTCCGGCGGCCCGAGCTCGGTGCGGCGCACGGTGAGGCACGGCGAGTGCTCTGCCGGCCAGTCGAGTGACACCAGGTGCATCCGCTCGCACCCGGCCTGCACCGCGTCCTCGACCGTCCCGCGCGTGACCAGCCGCCGGCAGTAGCCCGGGGCTTCGGCGTAGGCGGTCCAAGTCATGCCGGCACCCCGGCCAATTCAAACGACTTCGAGAGCAGCGTCTTCTTGTTGTCTGCACTGCGCGGCTTCGTCGGATGAATGATCCACCCGGCGCACTTGAAGCAGTATCCCGGGTTCCTGCTCTTGACCTTCTTGTCCCATACGTAGGTCAACATCCCGTCCGGCCCGCAGCCGTGACCGAGCGCAGCGAGAGACATCTCGGCGTCAAGAACCAACTCGCTCGACAGCGTGGCGCCCGTGTTGCGAAAGATCGTACACGTCCAGCCGTCCAGCCCGTTCATTTGCGTAATCCCACTATCAGGATGCGGCCTCCACCATGCCCAGACAGCGCTGTGATCTGGGGTCACCAATACAAACCGCTGCCCTGGCGGAACGAACTGACGCGCGCCGATCTTGCGCCTGCTGTAATGGCCGTCTGCGAGTTGACAGCCGGCGCGGTCAAATGCCCCACTCTCTGACAGCAGCCAGTAGTCAAGGCCGATGTCGCGATACCCGGGTTGGGTGAGTGTGAATGCCGCGACCGTAGTCACCTCGCCAACCTCCCCTGCACCGGCGCAGTCGCCCGCCTCACCCGGCCCAGCGCCGACTGGGCCATACATAGTTGCGAGCGGAGGCGGGCGAGCACCACGCGCAACCCTTGCGTCTGCGTGTGTAGCTCGAGGTTGTCGCGACGGAGCTTGTCGGAGATCGCCATCTCCTCGGCGAGCATGTCTACGAGCTCGGCGTTGGTGCGGTAGCGGGGCATCACGCAATCCCCTTCTGCTCTGCGATCCACTCAGTGATCACGAGCACGCCTTCGTCACCCTCCTGCCACACCTCCGAGTCGTCATCGATCTGACTCTGCGGGATCCAATACTCATCGCCATCAATCTCGACGAGGATCGCCTTGGCGGTCGAGCGTTTGCATGTCACGTCGTCAATGCGGACTGTGTTGGGCATCAGACCGCCTCCCCCGTCGCCGCGCGGAACCTATCCCCGCAGCGCCCGCACTCGATGATCGCCGGACTGGATCCGGCCTGTACGTGCTGCACCGGGCCGCCGCAGGACGGGCACCCGCGCTCGAGCTGTGCTCTGAGCCCGGCCGCTGTCCCGCGGAACTTGAATTGGGTGTGGACCCGATTGCCCTCGCCGAAACACGGCAGGTATGGCCCGTGCTCGATCTGGCCACCGCGGGCGAGATAGTCGGAGACTGACTCGCGCATCAGCCGACCCTCCGAAATGAGACGGCCCGCACCCATGGGTTGTCTTCCCACGAGCACCCGGGCCGCTTGGCGTTGATGGTGTTCCAGAGAACCTGGAACGACGGTGGCGCCTCGTGCTTGGTGTGAAAGCAGGCGCAGTCGTTCTCACTCGTGCCATCAACGGGGCCACCACAGATCCAGCACCGCACACCCTCGGCGATAGCGTCTTCCTCGCTGATGCTTTGCAACTTCTCCACGCGCACGCTTACGACTTCGAGGGTGAGGCGGGACAAGTCACGCGGCATGAAGATCGACGGCCTCCACCGAGTGCCGATGTCTTCCGGCCGCTCGTCTGCCCGATAGAGCGTCTCGTTGTGCTCGGTATCGATGCCGTCGTGCAGGGTGTTCCAGATGAGTTGCGCCCACGTCTCCCGCACCCAAAGCTGCTGGCCTACTTCATACGGCCGCGTCATCGAATGCGTCAGGTGGCCATCGGCACAGTAGCCCAACGTTCTGCCCTCGCGCAGGACGCAAACCACGTGGTCGATGTCCTTCACCCACTCGGGCCAGCGGGTCACCCGCCTCGTCTGCGTCTTCTCGCCGCGCAGGATGGCGCGCACTGAATCGCCGCTGAAGATGATTGGACGGTCGCGCATCACATCCCTCCGAACGTGCGTTGTCGTTGTGTGCGTGCACGAGGCTTCGTCTGTACAGCCACATTGCGTGGCCGCTTCACGTCCCTGTCGTCTCGCGGGTTGACTACCTCTCCGCCGAGCAACTCCTTGACGCGCAAGACGGCGTCGAGCATGCCGAGACTCATGAGCTGCGGAATCTCAACGCCGTAGTAAGCGCTCCGGTGCTCCGTCCACGCGCGCTGTGCGTTGAGCTCGGGCCAGTCGAATTGACCTCCCTCGCCTACCTGGATCGTGCGTTCCTCGCGCTCGATCACGATGGTGTCGGGACGAGACTCTGGGCAGAGCGGGCACATACTATTCTCCGGCCGTTCGAGGCGGCGAGGAAGAGGGTCAGAGCTATTCGTCCTCGTCCATGACCAGTAGCATCTGTGAACCGGCCGCCGGATAGGCCCGGTTCCAGTACCTTTCGAATGCCTCCCATGACGCTGACGCGCGCATCATCGCGATGGCTGACGACACGAGCACCGTGAGTTGCGGCACGCCGAGATCAGGAGTCAGATGCTGGTGATACTTGGTCCTGCGTTCGCCATCGTCAGCGGGCGGCGTCTTAGACCGAAGCTCCTCGAGCACACCCTCTGGCATCCGGCGATAGATGATCCGGTTGACCAGCTTCCCGGCGTACCGCGGACCCTGCAGCGTGTGATCGAAGTCCCACCCGCGAAGCCGGAACATCTGCCGAAAGAACTCGTGTGGGAATCGAAGCTCCCACGGCAGCAGTTCTTTCGACACGTAGGCGTCGAGGATCTTCTGCAACTCGTCTCGCTCGCGGTCCTCTTGGTAGCCGGTCGCCTCGTCAACGAGCGCCGTGATCCCGAGGTACGCGAAGCCAGTCTGTAGCTCGAAGCACCTGTCGGCGACGTGCTTGTACTGAGGCGGTAGGACGCCAGCGCGCTCGGCCTGCAGCACCAGGGTGCAGATGCCGGGGAGCACCATGGCGTCGTAGCCGTGGGCAGCGGCGTGCGTTGTGACTCCGCGGCCGTCTTTGTTGGCTGTACGAATCGCAACTGGATTTGCAAGCATCTCGTCGAGTGAGGCGGAGACATTGAGGTTCCCGGCGCAGAGCGATACGAGCGAGGGGAGGCCGCGATCTCCGCGCGCCACCAACAGCGCCGCATCCACGCCCCGCCTCGACAGCAACCTCTGTGCTGGCGCACCCGACTTGCCCGGCACCACGTAGCAGCGCAGCTCGACGGTGCCGATCTTCAACGTGCCTTCGTAGGTCTTGGACATCACATCTCCTCGGCCCTCTGTCCGAGGGCGGGGTGGGGGGGGGCGGGCTGCTACTTCCTCTTGCGTCGCGCTGGGACGGGGGCGTAGAGCTCGGCGACGCTGACGCCAAGAGCGGCGGCGAGCCGTTCGAGGCTGGCGCCCGCTACCCGCTGGCGCTGGCCACTCTCGACCATCGTCACAAGTGGCCTGGTGAGGTGGGCCCGGACGGCAAGATCGGTCTGACTCCAGTCGCGTACTTCCCGAAGTCGCTTGATGTTTTTCCCAATGAGCGAAGGCCGTTGATTTCGGTTGGCGTCCATCGTCCTTTCTGGGTAACATACCGTTACTGAGAAAGTCAATGGCTGCCTTCGCCAAAAGTAAAATGACGTGTGCTGACGATGGGCGCCGGCTGCCTCACTATCGGCATATGCGCAGCGACCGCACGCGCCCCGGCGACAACACGCTGGGCTGCAACATCCGGCGACTCAGGTCAGCCAAGAAGCTGACCCAGGAGGAGCTCGCCGAGAGAGCAGGGATCAGCTCGGTCAAGATGATCGAGAAGCGCGGCGCCGGGCGGGTTGACAGCCTTCAGAAGATTGCTGTAGCTCTCGGCGTACCAATGACAGAATTGTTCAAGGGCGCCGAGACCGGTATGCCGCAGGAACTGGTCCAGTTCCTCGAGTCGCCAATGGCCCGGACTGTCACAGACGAGGAAGTCGGGCAGCTACGCCAGCTCGCCATCCCGGGCAAGCGGTTGACGCCCGAGGCTTATCACCTGGCGCTTCTGATGTTGCGTGCTGCTGAGGATGCCGTGGATTAGGGCGAGCCTAGAAATCCCAGGCCACAACGCCCGCGTGAGCTTGCGTTGGCGACCCGTCGTCGCCTCCCAGTGATACGGCCAGTGACGCAACCACGAACGCTGCCGACACGCCGGTCAGTATCCACCATGCGACCTTCGGCCCGCACGCTTCGTCCGCCGGCCTAGCAGCACACGCCCTAGACGCCGGGAAGTAGAGGAATAGGGAGGTCAACAGCCCGGCGGTTCCGGCGAGTGCCAACCCTAGCGCTGTCGGATCTCCGTCGAATGAGCTCGACGATGATGATCTGCTGCTCGAATGGCAGTGGTAGACGCCCGTGCTACTGTCTGTGTGACAGCCAGACGCGTTTGTGCCGCCGCTGTGCGCGGCCGCAGACTGCGCCAGCAACAGCGAGCACATTATAATAGACGCTACCTGACAACGCGCCGGGCGCAAAAAGAATAGCCGCATCTCTCCTCCATCGTTGTGGATTCCGGATTCTCTGCGACCTCGTGTGCGTTCTCCAGTCACGCCTCGTTACTTTTTTGCTTGACTCGCCCCGTAACGTCGTGTTACCTGTATTCGGAATCGAGAGAGGGGCCACAATGACGCAACCGAAGACCACCACCTGCCTCTGCGGTGCCGCGCTGGCGAGCACAGAGATGCTCGTCGAGGAGCTGCGAGGCGTGGAGCATCAGCTGCGCACCGGCTCGGTCACTCCGTCCGTCAACGCGGAGTCCCTGACCGGCCACGCCGCCGACTACATCCGCCAGATCGCCGCCGAGCTCGCCGGGACCTGCCGCCGCTGCCAGGCGCGAGGGGTGGTGCGCGATGCCGCGTGAGCCGATCACTGCCGCCGACCTGAGCGACGGCCGCGCCCTGGACGTGCTGCGCGTCGCTGTCGCCGACGCCCTGCGCGACCTGCGGCACGTGCCCGGGGCCGAGCCCGTAGTGCGCCGGCTCGAGACCGCGTTGTCGGAGGTTGACGCGGCGATCCTGGCGAGCCTGCGGGAGCACGAGGTGTCCTACAAGGTTTGCACCTGCGGCCGCAGCTACACCAGGGCGCAGTTCCTCGCGCTGCCAGCTCCGCACTCGATCCCTGGCGACGGCGTAGTGGTGACGGATGACGGCTACCGACAGACCTGGCGGCAGTGCGTCTGTCAGTCGACGCTGATGACGGAGGTGGCGCCGTGACCACACGCTACGCCGCCGCCCTCATCTGCCTCGCCCGCGCCCGCCACCACATCGCCGCGGCTGATGCGCTGCTGGCGCAGATCGGAGGCCGTCATGGCTGAGGCGCGATTCACGCCGGGGCCGTGGCGCCACCGCGGCGGATGCACGGTGACTAGCACCGACGACCTGACGATAGCCTGCGTGAGCCAGGGCAGCCGCCTCACATGCCGCCACCTGGAGTGCGCGACCCTCATCGCCGGTAGACAGGAGGCCGATGCGCGTCTCATCGCCGCCTCGCCCGACATCTACGCCGCCTGTGAGGCCGCGGCCAAGGGCCTCCGCGTGCTCGCAACGGTGCTCGCCGCGCTCCAGTGCTACGAGGGCACGACGACAGCAGCGGGACTCGCCGACGACTGTGACGCCGCCCTCAATCTCGCCCGAGGCGAGTCATGACGGCCACAGTCACGACATTCATGGCCAGCGGGGACGGCAGCCGCATGTCTGCATTCGACGTAGACGGCATGCGCGTCACCGTGACGCCTGACTGCGGCGGCGAAAATAACGAGGCCGCGTTCGAGTTGGCGTGCCGACTGTCGCGCCACAAAGAAGTGGTCGATCAACTCGAGTCGGCGCTCCGTTCGCTCGCGGAGGATCGCGACGACTGGAAGGCGCGGGTCCGCGCCCAAGACAAGCCGCCAGCCAAGCTGCTCGGAGTCGGCTACGTCCGCTTCCTTGACGGCGCGATCTGGCTGCTCAATCGCCGCGACCGCGGCTTCGGCGAGTTTGGCGTCCGTGTCGACTCTTGGGACGAGCTGTTCCGACACTACGACTGCCGAGTCACCGAGCACGGCGAGGATGATCACGGCCAGTGGTGGGCCGTTGAGTCCACCGCCTGGAGCGAGTCATGACCGCCCCAATCATCGCCCGCTGTACCGGCTGCGGCACGCTCTACGACGCGCGCACGTGGGTCAGGCTTCCATACGGCGGCGTCTACCCTCTCGGCGATCTCGCCTGCGAGTTGCGCCACTGCACCTGCCGACCGGACGGGCAGCGCTTCACGATTTCAGCCGTGCGCGACGCCGACGGCCATTACCTGCCCGAGGGGGCGTTGGAGAGGATGCCGTGACCTCCACCGCCCACGCCTACGCCCGTCACTGTGCCCAGGTGCAGGGCGTCGGGGACGAGCGCGCCGAGAGTCACCAGGCCGAGGTCGAGCGCACCGCCGACTGTGATGCGTGGCCGGACGAGTGTCCAGAGTGCGTCTACCACTCCGAGTGTCTCACCCGCGCCGCGCACCACCAAGCCCTCGCCAAGGCGGTGCGTGAGCAGATCGCAGAGGACCGCAGCCTCGTCGGCGTCCGCGCCGTCCAGGACTATCTGACCGACTCGTGGCCGCGCAGAGAGGCTGACGAGGGGAGTAGTGGGTGGCACGTGCTCGGGCTGTTCGTGGGTATTGCGGCGATGATCGTGATCATTCGACTGGTGGCAGGGGAATGATCTGGATTCGATCCCACACCGGGCGCGTCCACGCGGCGCGCAAGACGATCCTACGTCCCGACGAGGCTGCGGCACAGACTTATTGCGGCATGGCGTTGCGCGGCATTGCCATCGAGAAGCCGCCGAAGCTCGGCAGGTGCGCCAATTGCGAGGCCGCGCTGGCAGCTATCGAGTCGAGACGCGCAAAGGTTTGCCGGCATGGTGCTGGCACCCCGGACGAGGGTTTGCAAGGGGACGGTATCCGCCCCGGCATGGACGGCCCTCGTCCGGTGGAATCGAGAATCCCGCATGGTGCGGGAGCCGGGGCAATCGGCTGCGTTGACCGGGGCCCCGGCACTGATCACGACGCCCGCTAGACGGGTGAGGAGGGGATACAGATGGTTGCGATACCCAACGAGACGTTCGCGGAGTATGTCGCGCGCAAAGGCATCAACGCGACGCTGCTAAAGCAGGTGCGGACGAGTTTGCTGCACTACAAGTGGGCGCTGGAGAACGACCGACCAGACACTCCAGCGATGATGCTCGGGCGCGCCGTTCACACGTGCGTGTTCGAGCCGGATAAGTTCCCGCTGGAGTATGCCGTCTACAAGGGCGCGCGACGGGCGGGCAAGGATTGGGATGCTTTTGAAGCCGCAAACGCCGGGCGAACGATCCTCAAGGTCAACGAATACGATCACTGCCTTGCCATCCGCGACGCTGTGCGCAGTCACCCGCTAGTCAAGCCGTACCTTCGTGAGGGCAAGGCCGAGATGTCGCTGACGTGGAAGGACGAGGACTTCGGCTTCGAATGCAAGGGCCGCCTCGACTGGGCGACCTTCGTTCTCTGCGATCTCAAGACGGCCCGGGACGTGGCCGTGCATCGGTTCGCCTCAAACTCATACGGCCTCGGCTATCACCTGCAAGGCGCTTTCTATGTTGATGGGTACGAAGCGGTGACGGGCGAGCGCCTGCCATTCGTGATCCTGGCAGTCGAGAGCAACCCGCCGCACGACGTGGCGGTCTACCGACTCGACGACGATCTAGTCGAGGCCGGGCGTGCTGAATACAAGGGCGCCCTCAACCTGATCCGCATCGCAATGAAGACCGGCGTATGGCCTGGGCGATACACGGAAGAGCAGACGTTGCGCCTACCAAAGTGGGCCGCGTCCGACGTGCCGGCGAACGACAGCGACATACCATTCGACGACATCGACTAACACGGAGGAACCAATGACTATCAAGGGACTCACACCTTCGCTCGCTGAGGGTGGTAAGATCAAGATTGGCGGGCTTGGCGAGGAGAGACAGGGCAAGAACGGCTCATGGCGCATGCCGGTGAAGCTCGACCACTTCATCCTCACCAAGACGCATCGCGATGCGCGCGGCGATCTGATTCAGGACGCCGATCTCATGGCTGCGCTGTCCGCTTCAGGCTTCGCGGATGAGGATGGTAAGCTTCGAAGGCTGCCGGTCATGCTGCACTCGGACGAGATTGACGAGGTGTTCCCGACCTCATACGCCATGTACCAGGGAAAGAAGCTTGCGTGCCGTGGCGATGGCGAGACAGCGCACCGATGGGAGATGAGGGACAGCAAGCGCACCGGGCGCGAGAAGGAATGTAAGTGTCCATGCAATCTGCTTGAAGGTGACAAGCCGTCGTGTAAGGCACACGGCACGCTGCATTGCTCAATCGCCCTGCCTGACCATGCGGTCGCCGGGTCGGTACATCGCTGGCGCACGACCTCGATCATCAGTATCAAGCAACTCATCGGCAGCATGCTCCAGATTAGGCAGGCCGTGGGCGTGCTGCGCAACGTACCGCTGCAACTCGTGGTGCGCGCCGTCCAGGTTACCCCCGACACCCCGAAGGGACCGCAGCAGTCAACCGTGTACGTCTGTCACCTCGAGTTGCACTCCCAGGACATGCATAAACTACAACGCGAGTTGCTCGACCAAGCACGCACGCGCCGCGAAGTCATGGCCGAGCTCGACGCAGTGACGCGCGAGTCGTACCGAGCGCTACTCAGGGCCCCGGCCGCCGACGACGAGACCGACGACGAGGCTACTGACACGGCCGCCGAATTCCACCCGTCGAAGTCCAACAGCGTGATCGACGCAGGTGAGCTACAAACGAAGCTCGCCGAGGCGAAGGCCATCAGCGACACCGAGACAGCGTCGAAGGTGCCACAGGCTACCGCCTCTGATCCCAACATCTCCTACGACTACGGCCCTCCCGACTGGAGTGGTGGCGAGCCCACGGACGCAGCGTAACGGCCAGACCACCGGAGGATGAAATGACGGACACGACCACGGCAATCGCAGAATACAGCCCCACCGAGGCCGCGCTGGCGCAGCTCCGCGAGCAGTACGGCGCGACCATCTGGGTGGTGGATACTACCGCTTGCCTCGACGCTGCACGCAAGGCCCGCGCCGAGATCCGCAAGTGGCGCACGTCCCTGGAGTCGGAGCGCAAGCGCATCAAGGCCCCAGCACTCGAGCGGTGCAAGGCAATCGACACGGAGGCGAAGCGCATCACCGTCGAGCTGCTCGCTCTCGAGACGCCGGTCGACGAGGCGATCAGGACAGAGGAGGCGCGCAGGGCAGAAGAGAAGGCGACCCGCGCACTCGCCGAGCAAGCGCGCATCGAGAAGGCTCGTGCCGAGGTCGACGCCATCCGTGAGCCGGCCCGCCGCATGGTCGGTAAACCGTCAGGCGCGATCTACGATGCGATGGAGCAACTCGGCGCCTTCGATCCCACGCGTAACGACGAGTTTGCGGTAGCGGCTGCAGCCGCCAAGGCTGAAACGCTCGACACCCTCCGTGAGTTACACGCGGCGGCGGTCGCGCACGAGGCCGAGCAGGCGCGCATCGCCGAGGAACGGGCCGAGCTCGCCAGGCTGCGCGCCGAGCAGGAGGCACGGGAGAAGGCCGAGGGCGAGAAGCGCGAAGCGGAGGCCGCCGCCCAGCGCAAGGCGGAGGCAGAGGCCCGCGCCAAGATCGAGGCCGAGGAGCACGCGGCCAGGGAACGCATCGCAGCAGAAGAGCGCAAGGCCAGGGAGGCACGCGAAGCACAGGAAGCCGAAGCTCGCGCTAGGATGAAGGCTGAGCGCGACCGTATCGCGGCAGAGGAGAAAACCGCGCGTGAGGCTCGAGAGAAAGCAGACGCCGAAGCACGCCGGCTCCGGGAGAAGGCAGACTCCGAGGCTCGTGCAGCACGCGGGGCGGAGGAAGCGCGGCTCCGTGCCGAGCGCGAGAAGATCGAGGCCGTGCACCGCGCCGATGAAGACCGCAAGCGTCGCGAGTGGGAAGCGGCCGAGGCGAAGGCCCGCGAGGAACAGCGGGCGCGAGATGAGCTGCTCGACGCGCGGCAGATGCTCAGCACGTTCTGCGGTCGGTACGGTGAGATCCCGGAGTTTCGCGGCGTCGTGGCTGCCATCAATACCTACTTCGCGACTCCGGACGCGGACGCAATCTAGACCCAAGTCGCACCCTCCCCGGTCGTCGTCTCCCCCTCTCGGCGGCCGGGGTTGGGTGCTCTAATCGGAGGATGAGATGAGCACTGAGGCGATGAAGATCGACATTGAGACTATCTTGGCCAACGAGAAGGACAGGATCCAGGCGGCCGTAGTCAAGCAGCTTGAGGACCGGATCGCTGAAACGATGCGTTGGAGCATTGGTGAGCAAATCACTGAAATCACCAAGGCGTACTTCGACGAACACATCAAGCCTGAATTACTCGCCGTCCTGGTGGCGCAAAAGTCGGCGATCATCGAGAGCGCTGTGGCGGCGGTCGTCGCGACGGGTGAGAAGCTCCGCGAGAGGATGGTCGAGAGGGCCACCAAGCTGAGCGACTACAAGCTTGATGCTGTGCTCAAGGAAGTATTCAGCGGCTACTAATTGGAGGATGTCATGCTGACCTTCCACCCCGCAATTGACGGCATCGGCTACGAAGTCGACTACGAGCCGGACGGCAATCACGCCGATGTGCAGTCAGTGCGCGATGAGTATGGCACTGAGAGCGCGGCCGACGATGCGCTGCTCGCCGAGATCGGTGCGCTCGCGGACGAAGACCTCGCCGAGCGCCGGCATCAGGAGGCGTGCGCGCGGGCGCGGCTGGCGCGGCGGGATGAGGTACTCGGGCCGGATAGGTGGAGGGATGCGAGGAAGGATGGGGAGCGATGACGTTCAACGACCACGAGAAGACTGCCATTGCGTTGCTCGACGATGCGATTCGCCAGCGCGACGAAGCGCTCCGCAAGCTCGACGCAACCGCTTTCGACGTGATCGCCGAGGAGAACCGCACTCTTCGCGCTGAGGCGCAGCGGTTGCGGTCAACGACTTGCACCTGCGCGAACGTCCGCAACAATGAGTTGCGCCTGGCGGAAGAGAACGACCGCCTGCTGCGCGTCGTCACGGCCATGGGGTACAAGATCGACATCCTCTCGGCTGAGCGGAATGAGTGTTTGGATGACCTTGAAGCCGCTACTGCACGGGCAGACAATCTAAACAAACGGTTCATGCAACAAGGTCGCCGGCTGAAGACGTGCGAGGAGGCGCTACGTGCAATGATCCAACATGCCATCACCTTCTGGCCATCGTGGGGAGATTCAGTTGCATGCGCAGAAGCACGTGCTCCACTCCAGCCCACCGACGCATCAGAATCGGGCTCTCCCTGTGGAGCGTCCCAGACTAGCACAGGGCCGTCCATTGATGGCAGCAGCCGAGCGCGCGTGAGCGGCTGCATGAGTCCGGAGGACGGAAGCCAATCTGGGACTACCGATGGTCCGATCCCAACGGAGCGCGAGTTTCCCGCCAATACGCCCACAACCGACGCCGTTGAGATCCTGCACCGCCGGTATGCGGCTACGCCTGAGCGGCAGGCGAGTCTTGAGATGGAGCGCGAGGAGGCCGCCAGTGAGGCGGCGTTCACCACCGAGGAGGGTGCGATCCATGCGGCTATCATTGCCGCACGCGATGTGCAGGATTTCCTCTGGGGTGAAGTGGATGGCCGCTGGTGCCTCGACGCCTGGCGCCGGATGCTGCGCAAGCGGCTCGACAAACTCGACGCACTCGACCTCGCGCATCCGCACGCCGCCGTTGAGCTGCGCAAGCGGTTGTTGCAACTTGCTGCGCTTTCAGTCGCGGCGCTGGCGGTCGTCGGGCGTAATGGTCTGCGCGCCCTCACCCGCAAGGAGGCCAGCGATGACGAGTGACCCGCGGACGAATACCACCTGGCCACGCACCATGGAAACCCATATCACTACCAGTGCGTGTGAAACACGGCAGTACGAGATACCAGTCGAGGCGACGACGACTGTGGCCGACGTGCTACGGCAGGTATTAATACTCGCCAACGAGCAGCTACCACAAGAGCGGTGGGGGATGCGATTGGCGGATGGGGTCCTGTTTGGGCCATTTTCGCGCACGACAATGGCAGATATCGTGCACTCTGGTGATACTGCCATGTTTTTCAATTGGGGTATTTGGAAGGCAGGGGGATTTCGGATCTGGGGGCAGCCGTGACGATATGCCGATACTGCGGTGGCGATGGCACAGCCCTGTGCCATGCAACAACATACGCGACGATGCACGAGGTGCGTGAGGCACTAGACCGCGCCCTCGCCGCCATCGACGCGAGGGAGGATCAACCAGTCGCCGCCCTGGAGTGCTCGTCACTCGCCGCGTGGGTAATCGAGCGTTGGGACGCCGAGGTCGCGCACCGTCCGCTCGAGAACATGCACCGTCGCGTTCTCGACAACACCTGGCGCCAAGTCTATCGCCACGTCACCTGCGGTGGCGAGCTACCACGTCCGGACCACGACGAGGCGCGTGCCGCGGCTGTGCCCGACCCACAGCAGCCCCGGGGCGAGCGGACGTGCGGCAGCTGCGAGTACTACCGCAACAAGTGTCCGTGGCCCAAAACGCCGTGCGGCCACTTCACCGCTCGCGAGGAGGGATAACCGCATGTCTATTATGACCTGGAATGTGTCGCTGACCCACCATATGGACCTGCATCGTTGTTACGCCTGCCACCGCTACTACGCTGTGGAAAGTGGAGAGCTGCCTGGTAGATGTGCCCTATGCCTAGCAGAGGAGATGAGTCACATGCGGGACGAGATCGCTAAGCGAGACCGTAGTATCGCAGCGTTGCGCGGAGTCATTTCCAAGCGCGCTCGTGTGGATGGATGATGATGCGTCGCAGACTAACAGCGCGCTTCCTGGCGCAACTTGAAGGCATTGGTTGGACGGCTCACGTCTGGGTGTTCGACTTGTGGCAGTGGAGCTTCGGCATGATCTGGTTTCGTTATAAGCATGACCACCCCACGCCCGGCGAGGAGACCGAGTCATGAGACGTAAGAGTGCCACGGTACAGCTCGCGATCCGCGCCCTACGCGAGTGCATCTGCGCAATCAAGTCGTACCACGCCTATGGCTACTGCCCGACTAGCGAGTGTGCCGCGTGCGAAGCGCGCAAGCTCGCAGAAGAGGCGCTGGAGAGGCTGACGCCATGAAGCTACCGGTTGATAGTAAGCGCAAGCTACCGGAGATCAAGCCGTGCCCGTTCTGCGGCGGCAAGTGTGAGTGGCGCGTCATGCCGTGGCACGGCCAACTCGGTTACGTCTACTGCCACCGCGAAAAGTGCGGAGCTCGTGGGCCAAAACGCGCAACACAGCTCGCAGCTATCAATGCATGGAATCGGAGGGCGGGCGATGGCAAGTGAGCGACTCACAGACGCCGAGCTGGCTGAGATGCGGGAGCACGTTGATAGCCTGTCTGCCGTGCGACTACGCGAGATGGTGACGGGGTGGGTCCCGCGCCTGCTTGACGAGGTGGAGGCGATGCGGGCCGAGCGCGACAAAGCACACGCTGCATTCAGGGCTATACTCGACCGCCGCGACGCCGACATCGTAGCCGCGCGCGCCAACGGACTCGACTATCTGACAGTCCGGCAAGCGGTTGATGATTACAACCATGATGAGATCAGCTACGGTCGGCTGGTTGAGTTGTGCAGGCTGGCGGCGAATGCGGTGGCAGAGCAACGCATCGTTGGACTGGAGTCCTGCAACCACGCCAGGCGAGCGGCAGAGGATGAGTGCGAGGGGCTCCGCGCCGAGCTCGCCGACATCCGCACCCGTCTCGACGGCCACCCAGACTCCAGGCTCGACGGTGAGGGTGGACT